CGGGCAGGGCAGAACGCGTTAGTGGTGCTTTTCAACAAGGATTTTATGGATTGGTACGCACCTCACAGGGCTCATTGTGAAAAAGTAAGAAAAGAATTAAATAACTTGATGACGGCGCGCCGCGCCGCGCGCTCAACTGGACGGCCCTCCGCGGGTCGCCCTCCCCGCGCCCCTCGCGCGAGTCCGCGCAACAGTGCCAGGAATGTCCTAGAGGCCAAGAAGGCTCATGCTATACAAATCCGTAATCAGTACGCCAAGATGGTCAACCACTACAACTCTGAAATCAAAAAGTTGTCCCAGAGAAATTAATCATTCTCGCAAGACCCGAACCCTTTAAAAGAACCTTGAGTTCTGTATGAAAATAATCATTCGCATCGGGAATAAAACAGTACTTTCCCGCGGAGGTTGTAATCTCTACAGTGTGAGACTTGTGTTCCTGATTGAAAATCCAAGCCCATCTATCTACATAGTCCAGATCTATCGGCCGCCTGATGACGTGGCAACCCGGGATCCGAAGTATGTGCAGAGACTTGGTCTCCAAGTTGTAAATCAGACCATCATGAGATTTCAGCAAGTACCAGAGACGCCATGCACGGCTCTCGTCGAGCTTTCGAGGCTTGAAACCAAAAGATCGACGAAGGTCAATATCATTCGACATATCGACAATCTTTAGTACCAGATCGTCCGGAAGATTCTTCCAGCACTCATCCATTTTTTATTTGTAATTCTTTTGTTTAATTAATTGACCATTTTGGCTTAAGTTTTCCGTTTGCACCAATTTCATAGTTTCCTGTGTTTAGTTTACTCTGATTGTTGGTGGTCACAGGGCGTCCATTCTTATTAACGCCATTAACGGCGGTGCCGTTAGGGGTTCTACCCCGACTGTTGATGGGCAGACCAGTTGCCGTCTTCTTTCCACGGATTTTATTAAAAAAAGCGCGAGTCCTCTTGAAATTCATTTACTATTTGGTGAGATTTTTAGTCAAAACACACACCCGTGTTCAGGATCATCCTGAACACATCTGACAACTCTCTGGATTTTCACGCGAACACGCAAGGGCCGCCGCCTGAATGGCTGGGTCTATGGTAAACTTGATAGGCTGGGCTTTGGACCGGGTCCTGAGGTAATACATCCCCGTCTTGAGCCCTTTCTTCCACCCGTACATGTGCATAGAACTGAGCTTGGCCGTAGTGGGGTTCTCCATGAAGATGTTCAGGGACTGTGACTGGTCTACGAAGGCCCCACGGTCCGCAGCCATATCCAGGATACTCTTTTGAGAAATCTCCCACGCCGTCCTGTAAATCTCTTTGAGGCGCGCCGGAAGGCCCGGAAGGTCCTGCACAGAGCCGTTGGCCGCGATAATCTGGTCCTTGACGCCCTTGGACCAGACGCCGAGCTTTTGCAAATCACGGACCAAGTGCTTGTTGATCATCACAAACTCTCCGGCCAAAGTCCGCCTCAGGTACAGGTTGGTTGTGTATGGCTCAAAAGCCTCGTTGTTCCCGAGAATCTGGGCCGTGGAGGCGGTTGGCATAGGTGCGACCAGAAGGGAGTTGCGTAGACCACAGACTTCAATCTTGTCCTTGAGGGCATCCCAGTTGTACATACTTGGTTCGGCTCCCCACATGTCCAACTGTAGGATCCCCTGTGAGGCCGGAGAACCTTCGTAGGTTTCGTACGGCCCTTCCTCTTTGGCCAACTCGCACGACTCTGTCAGGGCCGCATGATAGATTATCTCAAATATAGCCTTGTTCAACTGACGAGCATGTGGTTCATCAAAGGTTAGTCCGAGCATCATATAGACGTCAGCCAGACCCTGCACGCCTATGGCTATAGGACGGTGACGGAGGTTTGACTTTCGGGCCGGCTCTGTTGGGTAATAGTTGCGATCTATTACCCGGTTCAGATTCCTAGTGATCACCCGGGTCACTTCATGGAGCTTGTTGTAGTCGTAATCACCAGAACTCTTAACAAAAGCGGGCAAGGAGATGCTGGCCAGATTGCAGACGGCCGTCTCGTCAGGACTAGAAACCTCCATAATTTCGGTACAGTTTCCAGTTATTATCCCATTGAATATACCCATGTGCCTTTTGGGTTCATTGAAGCAATATGTTTCATCCATTCTACCGTTATCTTCAATTGAAACTACGCGGATATACTGCCGAACATCCCGTGTTACGGGAGTGAAATCGCTCAAGTCTAGACGATGAGTCTTGAAACCTGCATTTATTAGAGTTTCAACGCCGAGTGCAGACACGACAAGTCTCCAGCAAGTCTGTGTATCGAACATCTTCTTCCCTCCGCGGCCATCAGGGAGTTCTGTTTCACCGGCTTCACGCAAAAGACCAATCACTGAACTCGTTCCGAGAGTCTGAAGCATCATCTGAATTTTACGAAGGAAACTTAGGTGAATAGATGCGACAGAAATGCTCTTTTGTGTTGGGTTCCCGGGGCACCCTTGGGTGTGGCCGTCTGCATCACACAGCCCTGCAAACCATTGCAGACGGGTGGCCACGTTCTCATACAACGGAACTTGGAACTTTTCCGGTAGATTATATTGAAGCATCATATTTAGACGGCCTTGCGCATCTTCAATTCCAGACGTGGTTCGAACATCAAGGTAGTCTATCAGATTCTTCTTTTCACCATAGAGTGAAACTCCCGGGATCGACTTGGAGTGATACGTCCCATCCCCGCAAAAAAACCCGTGAGTATACGGATCCCATTCTGGAGCTTCCTTCTCGAGATTCACCATGGGGGGTGTCCATTTAACAAGTTTGTCCCCGGGCACAAGGGTGGCGGCCTCCTTGATTTCTGTTTTATTTCCGTAACCCACTTGGAGATGAAACTTGTGTTGTTCAGTACACTCTAGAAAAGTACCATCACTCATGTTTACACGAATAAGGTGGGAGGAATTTGATGTTTTCTTGATCTCTACATTTGACCACTCTTCACCATTCCACACATCCACATTCTGGCCATGGAATTCCTTGATGGTTATGTATCCATTTTTTGTTAGAATTTTCGTCTCTGGAGCAACGCACAAATTGCTCGACTTAATGGTGCCTATATTCTTCTGGTTCGACTTGGCGTTCACAGAGTCCTTGTAGCACATGTAGGGTGTCCCAGTCTCGATCTGTGACCTGAGAATTGAGTCCCAGATCTGCCGTGCTTTTAGGACCTTGCGGAACTTGCCATGTAAGACGTAATTGGCGTACAGTTCCTCAAACGCGCCCCCATAGACATCCTGAAGACCCGGGCATTCGTCTGGACACATGAGCCACCAGTCTTGGTCCTTTTCAACAGCATTCATAAACGAATCAGAGATCCAGAGGGCCGTGAAGAGGTCGCGGCACCGGGATTCCTCATCACCCTGATTCAAGCGCAGGTCCAGAAACTCTAGGACGTCTGCGTGCCAGGGTTCAAGGTACACGGCAAAAGATCCCTTGCGCTTCCCACCTCCCTGGTTTACGTACCGAGCAGTGTTATTGAATACACGGAGCATAGGAACTATTCCGTCGGCAACTCCGTTCGTTCCCTTGATAGGGGTTCCACGGGCCCGAACGTTCGAACAGTGGATGCCGATACCACCCGACCACTTGGAAATCTGAGCACACTCCTTGAGGGTGTCGTAAATTCCCTCGATCGAGTCATCCTTCATAGCAACTAGAAAACATGAACTCATCTGTGGCCTTTTTGTCCCGGCGTTGAAGAGGGTCGGGGTCGCGTGTGTAAAGTACTTGGCCGACATGAGATTGTAAGACTCTTTGACCCTCTCAAAGTCCCCTCCATGAATACCTAGAGCAACGCGCATGAGCATGTACTGAGGAGTCTCATCTGGCAGGAGGTAGCTCCTCTGCAGGGTCTTGAGACCAAAGAATCCATAAGAGTAATCATTATCATGATTGATCACACCGTCAAGAGCCAGGGTAACATTCTTAATAAACTCTGTACTCACAAGGCCCTTGGCATGAAGAGCCAGAGCGCAGTCCGAAAAGCACTTGGGGCTTGTCTTGTGCATGTTGGAGACGGTCAGTCGGGTCGCTAGCGTCTCGTAGTCGGGATTCTCAGACATCAGGTCTATGGCGACGTCGGCACTCAGAGAGTCGATTTCACTCGTGTGAACGCCGTCATACATATTTGAAAAAACCTTCTGGGCCACCCTGTCTGGGGCTACATCCAGTCCCATGCACAACTTTCGGATCCGCTGAGTTACCTTGTCAAACAGCATCTCTTCGGATGAGCCATCACGCTTGAGGACCTTCATTTGCATTACAAGGAGCTTGTTTTTTTATACCAGTACCTATTAATGGCGACCAAGTATCTTCCCACGCCACTGGACACCGCCTTTTTTTCAGACTTTAACAGAGAGCAACTCCATCAGGCAATAATTCAGAAGATCAAGGACCGTACGGGCTACATCATTGATCGTCAGAATGACGCCGACCTTCAGACTTTGATGAAAAAGGTCTTTGTAAATATGCGCCGAGATCCCTACGTAGACGTCAAGGGGCAACTGGGTCGCATTAACAACGTAGTCGTTGAAGAGGCGACACAGACGATTGAGGGCGGAGTTCTTCAGCAACTTGTGTATCTACGTGATATTCACGCCAATCCAGTACCCGAGCTCCGTCCAACCAGCACCAGCACCTACGGAAACAAGCTCCCCCAGAACTTCAAGTTTGGGTTCTAGAGACCAGTCCGTAGGACTGTGATCACTTCAAAGAAAGCATGTACAAAGTTTTACGAATGAGAGCAACAATCTCATCCTGAATATTCTTCAGATACGTATCCTTGGGCAACTTGATTGCACGGACACGGGTCAAAAGATTCTTAAAGTAATCTTTGGCCTTTCCGGGATTTTGAAAAAAACGTTTGTTTATCGAAACTCGGCGGAGACGGCCATACTTGCCCATGTATGCCTCGGCCCAGTCATCCAGCAAAGGAACTATTTTCTCATAGTACTTCTCCAGGGCCTTGTGTTGTGCGTAACTGCTCGTCTTCAGGTGAAAGATATGCGCTTGTTCCCGTGAATTCATCAGGGCTCCCAGATATCTATTTGCCATAATATAAATAAATATTTATTTCATGAAGGCTCTTGACGACATCCTCATAGGATTTTTTATTTTTTTTGCTATTGATCGAGCCATACGCCTCTTCAGTAATGCGGTCGTTGAACCACGGGTGGCGGCCCGTGGAGCCGGCAAGGAGACGGTGGAGAACTGGAAGCTCGGCACGGAGATGGTCCTCTTGTTTGCGTGTATATTCCTCGTCATCAGGTTTCGGAAGCCTCTGTCCCAGATAAACAAGATGTAACCTAAATACCCAAGATGAATCAGTATCGAGATGAGACTATGCAGATGTGCAAACACAAGGGGTGGGACAAGGCAACTATAAGTACGGTATGGATGCTTTACACGGAGGAGAGTGGCGAGTTGGCCAGCGCGATACGTCAAATGCTAAGGACTTATCGCAAGACCGGACTCAAGAAAGACAAGGGGACCGACGTGACTCAGGAGATGGGCGACGTTTTCAGTTACCTTTTCCAGCTGGCCGGGATGCTTAATATTGATCTTGATCAGATGTGGAGTCTTCACCGTGAAAAGGTCCAGGGGAAGGTGTACAAGGAAAATAATATGGGCGTCTATTAATGGCCACGGCGCTTATGCAAAACGATGACCTGAGCATGAATCGCTTCAACCCGTACACGTGGACAGGAACTTTCGGCGTGTCTAGCGATGGCTCTCACAACTGGCAGCCCGACGGAACATACACTGTTCCGTGGGATACTTCAGCACCATCGGCGTCGGATCGCCTTGACACCAACCAGGCTCTAAAGCACTTTGACGTCATGGACCTTAATAACGCCGGTAATATGTGGATGGCGTCCATGCCAGGAAAGCCGACCGCTCCTTTTCCCAAGTTTCCTGCCCGGAAATACGAGGGTCAGAATGGGGACTTGACGTGGGTCCGGCCAGATATAAACTTCAACTATGTCTACGATAAAGACTTTATCGGGTCCCGGAAACTTCCAGATTACCAACGCGTTATGCGCCGGCCTACCAACGACTCTCTACTCTTTCTGATACTTCTGGCCGGGGCGGCGTTTGCTGTTACTCGTTTGAAGAAATAAAATAATAATTGTAATGAGTAACACCCGCGCCAATCTCTTGTTACGCCAAGCCAATATGGCGCCTAACAACCGGGGGACCCGTTCAAAATTTCCATTTATAGTTGTTTTTCTAATGTCACTTGCTTTGCTTATTACAGGAATAGTGAAAAGTAGTAATAAGAAGAACAAGAACAAGAATTCCAGTGTCTGGATGTGGGTTGCGCTAATGAGTCTTATTGGCCTGGTGGTCGGTATATATGGAATGTGGCCTTAGAAGGACTGAACCTTCTGCGCCACGCACTTTACAAGTTTTTTAGACAAATTTTCCTTTTCATTTTTGGAGCGTGTTTCCAGGTTGGGGCAGTAATGCACCTCAAGCTGAATGCACCTCGCACAAAAATTGCCCTGGCACTCCTTGCATGTGAGAAACTTGGGCTTGTGTGGACACTTCCAGCCAGGGCTCGGAGTAGTTTTCATCATCTATAACTTCACAATCTATTTGTTCACACCCTGGTTCGTCCCACACAACCTCACACAACCCGTTTTTCCTGGCACTCTCGACTCGGTCCCAAAAGATCTGCATGGTCTTGATGTGTTGTTCAAACCAGGAGCGGTCTCGGGTCACACGCGTTATCATGAATATCTCAGGAACGGCTTCTTCTACAGGATGCGGGGCATTTCCACTCTCCTCGCAAGGGCCCTTGGTCTTCACGTATTTGACGGATGCGGGCCGGTACTGGACAAAGTCACAGTCTTCAAAGTCCAAAATTTCCAACAAGAGTTGGATTTGTGGAAGATAGTGTTCTGGGACCTTGTCTTCAATCTTGCGAGTCAGGGGACACTTAATCTCGACGAGGAGTCCGTCCTCTGTGATCCCATCGGCCGACCCACCCAGAAAGGGGTACTTTGGGTGCTGGACCAGACCAATCTCGTGGGTCTTGCGCCCGGTCCTCGCATCATACAAGTCACGGGCAACTGGCTCCAGGAGCGTCCCGTGAGCCGTTGCTGCATTCCCGGCCCACGCCTTCTTCAGGACCTTTTTGGCCAAGAGATCATCGGGTTTTTCGTAACGATTGTGGCCTAGGGCGCTCGCCACATCACTTGCGGTCAGCATATTCTCACGAAGAGCGAGCCATTCATCACTTCTCTGTTCAAAGTACTGACGGTTCAGGAGTTCCTGAACTTTTGGGACCGGGGCTGCCATTCTTCTTAAACCGCTTGTCCGTCTTAAGTAAGAGTTCGGCTGCATTTTGCTCGGCCTGCTTTTTCGTACTGGAGTACCCACAACCCATTTTTGCGCCATCTACTATTAGTGACACGGCAAATATTCCGTTGTGATTGCTTTCGACCTTGTACTCGGGCAAGTCTATCTTTTCCGCCTGACACCAACGCATGAGCTGGTCCTTGTAGTTGTCGTCCAGATTCACATCTGTTTCAATTTTTTCAAAAGATTTTAAAATAAATTGTTTTGCGTAGACCATACCAAGGTCAAGATATATAGCACCCACAAAGGCTTCAAAGACATCCTCAAGAATCTTAGGATTGGTGTTCCACCCGTTACGGATACCCTTTTCGTCCATGAGGATCCACTTTTCAAACCCGAGCTCCTTGGCTATCTCAGACAGAGTAGTGCCTCGGACCATCTTGGTCCGGGCCTTGGTCAGAAATCCCTCTTGCTCCTTTTCGTGACGATCAAAGAGCCACTTGGTAACTACAAAACCTAAGACTGAATCACCCATAAATTCGAGCGTTTCATACGAGGACTTTAGGTTCTCGTACCGCTTGAGCGCTGATTTATGGGTAAATGCTCGGAGATAATAATCAGTATTTTTAACCTTGGATCCCACAAGTGCATCCAAGACACTTCTGGGAACCTCCATGTTTTCTTATTACACTATCTATATTTTTAAGGCGAAGAGATCTAAGCTACAACCTTCTTCACCTTTGGGCGAGGTGGCTTCTCCGCAACCTCCTTGGGCGCCTCCGGCTTGGGCTCCACCTGCTTCACGTAGTGCTGGTTAAGAAACTTCTGAATGTTCAGAAAGGTGATCTGGGTCCCCTCAGGAGGACTCAGAAGGCCCTGGAGTGCAGAATCCAGTGTGATGTTCTGGCCCTTCTTCAGGTCCTTCTCGGTCACGTAAGCGTTGACCGCCTTGGTTACCTGGGACCGAGAGATCATCTCATCAGGGCCTAGGTTCAGGAAAGAGCGCATGGCGGGACTCACAACCTGGGGCTTATTGAAGCCGTTGTTCTTTGCGCGAGCCTCCTTCTTCTCACCAGTCGGATCCTCGATGTCGCCCAGGACCTTGCGGACCGCCTTCCGCAGGGCCTTGAGGTCCTTCTGCACGGCAGCGATATCAAGAGCAAGAGAGTCAAGGGTGGCCATTTCTACTATATACTGGACCCCCGTCTTTAAACCAAGAACAGAGACATCAGAACCATGACTCCCAGAAGAAAAAGTAACCAAAAGAATCTTATGTGGTAAGGAGGTCCGTAATTTGGCCGGATGTTTGAGAATGGGGCTTCTAACTTGTACCGTGATGCCCTTTCACTCGTCATGAGGAACTGTCCGAAATTGGGCGGAATCCCGGTACCATATGTAGCCTTGTACTCCCCCAGGGTGGATGGAGGCGGTCCATCGCACTTTGGTTGGCAGCACCCAGGATCGCAAGGATGGACTATTCCGTCAGACCTTCCTATCCATCCACAGAACGTTCCAGTCGGACCTGGAAGACACTGGCAGTCTATGCTGCACATTAATCTTAAAGAATATTTTAGTTAGTAAGACATAATGGAGTTTGCCCTGCCCCAGAAGCTGCCCGATGGTCGTTATTTTTTGAAGGTTACCGGACAGATGACTCAGTTGAATAATGTAAAGATCCAGGAGAGCCTCTCGAGTTCCTCAGTGACTATCGAGGTCGGATCTCTCGATGAAAAGTTTAGTGCAATTGATGAGCAGATTATCGCCAAGGCCAAGGAGTCCAAGGTTTCATGGTTTGGCCGTGAACTCAGCGACGAGACCATCCAGGGAGCTTTCCAGTCCAGCGTCACTGATGGTTGCTTGAGCGCCAGCCTGGCCAAGATCAAGGGTGAGGTGGTGACCAAGGCATTCAACAGCCAGAAGGAGCCCATCGAACTCTCAGCGGTCGAGGCCGGGACACAGTGCGACCTTTTTGTAGAGCTGGCCGGTTTGTGGTTTCTCAAGAAGTCCTTTGGTCCAGTCTGGCGTGTCATCCAGGCCCGTGTACGTGGCGGGGCCCCTCGGCATTCCATCCCGACCCAGTACATGTTCGAGGACGAGGCCGAGGCCGAGGAGGATGATCCGGCCGATTATGTTGACTAGCTCCAGAAAAAAGTATGCTTCTAATAACAAATGCCTCCCCGGAAGAATGTAGTGGCGATTGCCCTGCTAGTCATCCTTCTGGCAGCCCTGTTTTTGCCATCAACCAGTTACTTTGCGGAGCCCTCAGGGGCTGATCTGGATCGCCCTGGGGCCACATACAATGCTGCAGGAGCCCCTGGAGCCGCCAATTCTACATCATATGATGTAAGCGCTGCAGGCCTCATTCCCCGTGAGGTGACGACGATGGAGGACTTTGGCAAGTTTTCCCCAGACGCCATCCTCAAGGGCCAGAACTACCTAGACCCGCGTAGCCAGATTGGCTACCCAGAGACGATTGGCGGTGTCCTGCGTAACGCAAACCGCGACTTCCGCTCGGAGCCCATTAATCCCCGGACGCCCGTGTCCATCTTTAACCTCAGCACAATTCCCCCAGATACTATGCGCCCTCACTTTGAGATATCTCCCGAGTTTCAGTGATCACGACCCGCTGGGTCGGTTTCCGCGCGCCACAATACTAACAAATAAATAAAAAGAAAGAATAAATGGATTTCTCTGAAGCCATGAAGGAATGGATCGGACTAAAGCTCACTTTGGCCGCGGCTCGTCAGGACCTCTCAGCGCTCAATAAGCGTGAAAAGGAACTGAAGCAGCATATTACGCAGCACATGGCCACGAACGACATTGACACAGTCAAGGTCAAGGATACGGTCAAGGTGAACCTTAAGAAGAAGCAGACAAAGGGTGCGATAACCAAACAGGTTATCCGCACGGGTCTACTGAACTATTTTAATAGTGACGGCGCTCGGGTCGATCAGGCCATAGAGGCCATAGAGGCTGCTCAGCCAACTAAGGATGTCACCTCTGTCAGTGTTACTGGTCTCAAGACTGAGAAAAAATAGTTAATAAATAATAATGAAGTTGACCAGGACTCTTCCATGGATAATCTTCGTCCTTGTGTTGGCTGTGACATGGAAGATACTCGGTGGATCGTCGGGGTATTCAACCCAGTACTCCATGAAAGAAAGGGCTGATTACCCAGGGGGGGACATCAAGACGGTTACCGGTAGTCTAGACATGTGTAAGATATCTTGTAATTCAGACAAAAACTGCGTTGGATTTGTTAGGGAAAAGGGTTCAGACTATGGTTCGAACAAATGCTACCTGAAAAATGCCGTAACCTCTTCAAATGCTCGGGTCGACCCTAATAGGAATGCTTATGGTAAATCTGGTATACTTTTGCCTGAAGTACTGCAGACCTCGGGCCCCTGGAGCACGGGGGATCATGTGAAGTGGACTTATGAGAAGGCGACAGATTATCCAGGTAATGATATGGGAGGCATATCTAACCAGACAGACACCTCATGCACAAACGCATGCGCAAAAATTACAGGATGCGCTGGAGTCACCAGGCAAGTGGATCGACCGGGATATTGTTGGTTTAAGAGCGCCAAGGGTAAAGGAGAATTCAAGAGAGACATAAATTCAATATTTTTCTCTTAATTAATAATAATGAAGTGGACCAAGTGTCTTCCTTGCGTAATTTTGTTCCTTGTGCTTGTGATCGCATGGAAGACTCTCGGTGGCTTGTCAGGATATGCCGATTCTTCGATTCTTTCGACAGTGACCGGTTCAGCCGGCCCCCTGATGAACACCGCGCCAACGAGTACCCTGACTACTCCAGTTCCTAGCGCGCCTATTATGTCGGGACCGCCTTCCGCAATGCCAACCACGCCAATGGCAGCATCACCAGCAACGCCAACACTCGCATCCACCGCCGCCCCCTCCATGTCTGTACCCAGTGGTGTTAAGCGCGTGTGCTACGACATGTCTTAAAGGTGCGAGGCCCTACTAAATTAACTAGAAATGGGACTCGGTGACGAGTACTCACGAGACGCCCTCTTCAGAAGGCCAGACCAGGAGGCCAACTCCGACTCTGACTTTGAAGAGAGTGAAGAGCCCTTGCATCCAGAGGATTTTGAGGCTCTCATGAGTGATGAAATATATACGGACGTTGTTCTTATTCAGGAGTTCGTCAGCGACGGATATCACAGAGTCCTAAAGCGGTACGGTGTCGCCGAGTACACAAACCTTTTGCACGAGGCCAGACTCTACTGGTCTGACTCTGTCATCCGAGAGGATATAATGCGTTTGTACCGAAAGCTAAACTTCAGGGAAATGTACGACCCTCAGAGCTTCCAGAATTGGCTTGAATATTATATTGAATTAAAGTAAATGCTTCCGGACCTTGCCGCCCCCAAGGTGGCCATACCAGCGACCCTCTTCATGCTGAGTCAGATCCGTCCAGAGGCCAAAGGGTTTGGCTTTCTTCTCGTCCCTATCTTTTCATGGATTCTACTCAAGTATGTCCTTAAGAATAACACAACCACGGCAGACATCATAGTCCCAGGAATCCTGACCCTCATTCTTAGTATGATTCCCCTGCCCCTTGAGACATCAACTGGTGTGGTGGCCAAGGGCCTTGTGTTCCTTGTGGTGTTTTCTTATCTTCGTATTTTGTTTCCTCAGTACTACTAGGCCATGAGACCCCGAAACCTTATCATAGGTCCAGGGGCCATGGCTTTTTATGTATTTCTCGGCAAACTGTCACAACTTGACTTGTCCGAAGTCAGGGCCTTGAGCGGGTGTAGCTCGGGTTCCATTCTCGCGCTTCTCTGGGTTGTCTTTAAGGGAGACATTCCAAAAATGCTCGACTTTTCGCTCAACGTGCCTATAAAGAATCTCATGAAACCAAACATTAAAAACCTACTGTTAAACTTTGGGCTGGTTCCACTTGAACGCGTTCAAAAAATTTTACAAACAATATTTTTAAAAAGTTTTGGAAAGAATGACATGACCTTTGGTGAACTCCACAAGGTCAGACCTGTGGACCTGTACATATCAACCTTTTGTGTTGATAGGTGCGAGACTGTTTATTTTTCATGGAAGTCTCATCCAGAACAGTCTATATTGGATGTTGTTAGTGCATCAATAGCGGTTCCTCTTCTCTTTTCGACCGTGATGATAGGTCCATGGCGTTATGTAGATGGTGGCGTTCAAGAGGAGATTCCGGCCATGCCCTTTATAGGAGAGAGCCCGGGTAATACTCTTGCCCTTCAGACTTGCCCAGCACCTCCGAAGCCAACCAAAAATCTTTCAACTTTTGTCATGAATCTTTTCAGTTCTGCGCTCCGACTGCGTCACAAGTTCCCTGTCCAATCCTATCAGTTTGATACGTCTAAAATTGATATATTTGATTTTGGTGCAGATCGCCTAAGGCTCTTCTGCGACGGACAAAAATCTGTGCCCCTATTAAATGCAGCACACCATCCGGTCTGGACACGTACGGAAGAACGGCTCGAAGCGCATCTACGTCAAGGCGAGCAAGGGCCGGAAGGCTTACTCTTATATCCGGAAGGCGAGCAAGACGCGCGTCAAGGCGGTACCAGCCTATGATGTCGGCACTGCCGGCCAGCCCCTGCGTCGTATAGGACCCCTGAAGAAGGGAATGCTTACCCGCTACGGATACCATCCAGTAGAGGCTATGACCAACCGTCACAAGGCTCTGAGCAAAGCAGTTACCAAGGGCAAGGAGGAACCCCGGGCCGTGGTGCGGCGGCTCGTAGCCATCAGCACGTTGACCAAGGGACACCTCCCCCGTGCCAGTCGCATATATAAGCAGGATTCCAAGTGGGTCCGCGCAAAGTTTGCCAGCCGTTTCAAGACGGATCCAAAATATAAAGTTGTTAAAAAGTAAAATGGCTATGATCGCACCAGATGGTGCGGGTCGGCTCGCGACCGCAGCCGCGTTCGGACACGGCGTAGCCCAGACCGTCCTTGGTGCAGCCAGGGGAGGGCTTCTGGGTCAGGCCGCCCCTCAAGTGACGGTTCAGGTTCCTACAGCCGGACTCAACGCAGCGACAGGGGCGGCTCTTGTCGCCATGGCTAGTGAGATGGGCAGGGAAATTTCTGGATTTATTGCACGCGCAACACCCTATGCTAAATTTGGATTTTATACATTCATGGTTCTGTTGTGCCTGCATATTGTGGAAAAAGGTGCGCGCGTTTTCGGACCTGTTGTGGTTGCGGCTGCCAAGTCCCTCTTGGTTGTTGCCAAGGTGGGTGTCAAGATGTCAACAGCAACTGCCAAGGTTTTCCTCCGTCTATCCGCACGGGTCATTGCAGCCATGTATCGCTCTGGCCAGGCCAAGGTGCGCCAGGTTTTTGGAATTGTCGTGCGTGTCCAAAACGCAATAGGTCACGGAATCAAGACGGTCAAGGCGGGAGCAGTGGCACTAGCATCCGTGGCTCGGCGAGCCTCCACGGCCGTCGTAGGGGCTCTGGGACGGAGCGCAGCCCGCCTGCGAACGGCAGGCAGCCGACTCAAAAAGGCACACATGTCTTACAAAAAGCGCCAAGCGGTAAAAGCTGAGGAGACCCGCGTAAAGGGTCTCATTAGCAAAGTTCGCAAATCTAACGCCCCCCTGACTCTCAAGGAGAAGCGGGAGTACCTGAAGATGGCACACAAGGCCAATAGCGTGGCGGCCAAAGCGGCCAAGGTGGCGGCGAGCGCTCGTCGGCCACATTCGGCATCCAAGGCGACGCGCCAAGGGGCCAAGAACCTCATGGCTCTTGGAAAGAGGAAGCGCTCCCACTAAATTGTCTTGAAGAACTGCCAGCGCAATTCCTCACATATTCCTTTCCAGATATCATCCTGTTTGTAGAGCTTCTCTTTTGACTTGAGGAGCGGGAAACATGGAAGATATTCGTCACACTCGAGTAATTCACACATTTTATAGAGACAATAACTATAAGACAAAAAGTTTTTTCGGTCTTTTGGCCGATGTTTCTCAAAGGGCTTCTGTATCTGATGAAACATGAGTCTGAGGCGAGCTTCCAGAGTCGCACTCATGGTTGGGGGTTGTATCCCGTTGAGAATCGTCGTTATGTAAGGAACGTGCTCGTAGAAGCGCGACCGTCCTAGTTTCTTGAGTAGGGCCTTGACTTTCTCATGCGTAATTTCTGAAAGATCCTTAACCTTTTGTTTCTTAAACTCTAGGCGAAGTTCCTCTATTACCTCTGGAGGTACGCTCGTTGACTCCTTGGCCTGGAATTGACTGACCCACTCATTAAAGTGATTTTCACGCTTGTAAGAGTAGACTATAGTCTTTTCCATTTCTTGCTCCTCCTTGAAGCCAACCTCTTCACCCAAAAGGAACTCACTGGCCCCACACTCCCTGCAAATCTCTTCACTTAGGGCTTCTTCCAAAAACTTGGAAAACTTGGCCCCACACACATGACACGCCATGTCTGGAACGGCACACCTGGGCTTGGCGCCGGAATCTGGTTGACCCTCGACATGCACAAGATAGGCGTTGAAGATGTCCTGTCGTTGGACACCCTTTCTTGAACTAATCTGCACTCCTGCAACCGTCTTAGTACTCGTCTGACCTGTAGACTCCCCGTGATGATACTCCCGAATAAATGGTGCGCTCAAGGCGGTGTATTCATACATTTCATCCCTGATCTTATCCTTTTTTCTTAAATCTGTTTCTGAATCTATTCGGGCCTGAAACTCACGCACCTTTTCATTAAATCTGGCTTCCATTAGACTTTAAGATATTTAAATGTTTAAGACTCATCTACCCGTGGAGCCAAGTAGAACTTTACATCACCTAAATTTGCAATTCCATAACGGAAAACTATTGGCATATTTTCGTCTGAAGAGTCCTGCATGAGCTGGACCGACGAGCATAGGCCCGTAGCCTTCGTGAACATGTTTATGTACTTGAGGTTGTAAGTTGCCCCGATCCTATTGGGATAAGAGTCTGGAAACTCTAGGACCGTCTTCTGATTCGCAAAGTCTCCCTCGCATGATAGCTCAAGGAATGATCCATCTCTCCATATGTCCATGTCTTTGGCGAGATTCCCCATGTCACGAGCAATCCTCTGAAAGTCTACGCTTGGTAAAGTCGTGATGACATCCATAGTAACATCAGGGACGTCAAGGATATCTTCATTAATATCAAGCAATTTGAGACTAAACGTCGTCTTGGACTTTTTGGCCGTATTTTCAATAATACACTCTAAAATTTCAGTCCCGTTGATATTCATAGTAAGGGTATCAGTCGGGCCGACTGACTTTAGAAGCTTGAAAGTGTTGGCCATATTCAGGCCAGCAATAATATCAGTAGAACAAGAATACTCCTCAAAGTTGGAGGCAGCAAGAGTCATATGGACAAGAGTAACACGGGCCGTGTCGAGAGTCAGAATCTTCAGACCATCTGGACCAAAGTACACATTTACATCATTTATAATATCCTTCAGGACCTCAAATATTCCTTTAATAGCACTAGCCTGAATAGTGCGTAAATGCATCCTTATATGGAAAGGTTTCTCTCTTTTAAGTTGAATATGACGCATTCTTGACGTCTTGACTCATCTTGGCCTTGAGTTCTGGTGTGAGCATGGGTTGCATGGTCATTCCATATGATTCTAGATTAAACATGTCAGGACCACCTTCGCCATCATCGAGTGATGCTGTCAGAATACCACCCGGGGCCCAGTGTTCTATTTCGTTAGGAATCATAGACTCTAGCCAGTTTCTGACTTCTGCACCTACTAGAATATTGCCCTCCGAAGTCACGAGAGTCGGGACCCTCTTGATGTTCTGGTTTGTGGGCCGGCCATGAGTCGTCACGTTGTGGAAACGGATCATTTGTCCAAGAGCAGGGTTGGCTTTGATAAAAGTTATAATTTCAAAAGAATATTGGCACTTGTCACTGAATACCAATAGCGCCATTAATATTTTTAAATTTTTTTTAAAAGGCTCTATTAACACATGAAGGCGGATGTGGCAATTCTTGGCCTTGTCGCCTTGGCGACCGCCTGGGCCTTCTGGAACACATCTTCCATCACGGCTTCAGGATATGCTTCACAGACTGTTGTTCCTAGAAGTATAATTCAGACTTTGATTGAAAAAATTCAGGCTGGTTCCCCGTGGCTCCAGCCCATCAACACCGTCTTTATAAATCCTTTGAACAGACCTCAGGGTGGTACCGAGTATAATGCCCGTTTTATGTTTCTAGATACTCGGGGCTTTTTCGGAACCCAATATGACGTCACGGCCACGGTCGCCCCCGACGGCCTGGTAAACATCATCAAGCAGACATCCACAAGTTCTCCCAGTCCAATGGGTCCTTTCCAAGCCTTCCAGCAAGACAAATATCAGCCTTATTCTGATGTGAATGCTTCCCTACAGCTCCAATTGAATCAGGCCCTTCAGCAAACACGTGAACTCCCAGGGACGACCCACATAGATGCGTAGACCTAGACTCGCTAAATTAACGGACCTTATTAGTGATGATATCGGCCCATGAGGTTGCTGAGCGGGACAGAGCCAGAAACGCTATCCGCAAGAATACTTATAAACATATTCTTGAACAATTTTCTAAAAAAGTAAAGGCTGCGTCAGAGAGGCGTGAAAAGTCCGTGACCCTTCAGGTTCCTCCAATGGTCCTTGGCTTCCCCATGTATCCATATGAAGAGGCTCTGTGGTACCTGCGTCGTCAGTTGGTTCTGGCTGGCTATCAGGTCAGCCAGGGTCTGGAACAGGGTCAGTACATAGTAAGGTGGGATGTGAAATCGACCCGCAGGAATTCACAACCCCGGGACGTGGCGCCGGCCACCGAACCTGGAGATGATCTGTTCTCAGGGCTGGCCAACATGCAAAAGGTGGCGGCAAAACTCCGTGGTAAGTAGTAATGGAAGTCAGTCACCTAGGTGACATGCTCGCCATCCCTTTCTTTGCCCTGAGTCTAAACTATTTTTAAAAATATTTTAGAAAAAGTTTTGTTACTCTTCAGCCTGATGGGGTTGCTTGCAGATATCGCGTTTACGCTGAAACATTTTCATGTTGCATTCTAGTACTAAATGGAAGTTCTCAATGACGCAGAGAGGCGCTACTCGAGGAAACTCGTAGATGCGATGCTCCCGGAAATCATCGAGGTCCTCGTGACAATCTGGGAAGACACGAAAAAAGAGACCAAGGATCGCAAGTTTCTGGAAAACTACCGCCAGAACCTCCGTAAGATTAAGGGCGAGTGGTCCAACGTCAAGGTCAAGGAACACGTGTCCAACATTCTCAAGGCCTGTCCCTTATTTCCCCGGCTCATAGCCGCCGTATTCGTGATTCACGTGAAGATTCTCAGCGCCATCAGAATTGATAAATCTTCAAAGAAAATAAATTTAAAGTTGCCGAGCAATGACGTATTTGTCCACACATCATTTATAGAGTGCGCCCGGGATCTCTATGAGGACCCTTATTGTATTACTGAAGAGAAGAGTCATACAGAGCGCCGAGAGGAACTCACACGGCGCTTCACCAAGTGCATCAGAGAGACTATAGAGAATCTGGTTCCACTTGAGGCCATTATGGATAATTACTTTCCAAAGAGTATTGAGGATTTCAATATGGGCCAGGATGAGGAGGCCGAGGAGGAGCCTGGTGAGGACCTTATACAGGATACACACCAGGAGCCGGATATGGAGGAGGCCCTTGAGGCTTCCGAGGGGCCTCCACCCGCCGGTACTCCAGTGGAAGAGGGGGAGTTGCCAAACCCCGATGAGACCCCCGGAGGCTCAAAAACCATAAATGTTACTCCCGTCAATCAGACGCCTCATAAGGAGGAGCTGTTTCCAAGCGCGCCGGAGACTATGAAAAATCCTGCTGAACAATAATAATGGATCATTACCTCAGACAGCCTGTAAGTGCCGCGGCTGTCGCCGCCGCCGTGACTATCGTTTACCTCATGGGCAAGAACAAGATGAATGGCAAGACCGGAGTTCCTAATTCAGAGTACGCCAAGCCGGCCGTTCTTGTGGCGATTCTCGTCTACTTCATAGTCGCACAAGGTTCTGGATATAGGGAGTCTGTGAGTTTGGAGCCGTTCTGACGCGTTTCCCTAGTTAAAAAATAAACGATTATTCTTCTAAATGAGTTCTCTTGATGCTTTCAACGAGTTGTACTTTGACTTTATCGCCGATCTCGAGTCTGCCTTTCCAGATGACGAGTCCGTGAAGGCTTTCAAGGCGGAGATAGTTGAAGCTCGTAACGAGTCAGTCAGGGGCCCACTCGACGCCTTTATGAAGCTTGACGCCAAGGGTCTAACGGCCCGTGACCCAGCCTTCATCAAGCAGATGACTTTCGGGACGGTCTGGGATGATGCGTCCGAGCAGGCCAAGCAGGCCATATGGAACCATCTAAATGGTATGTATATGATTGGTATGACATTGTCTATGTTTCCTCCAGAGACTCTATCTGCCATCGAGGCTGCGGCCAAGAAGTGCGCCGAGAGCGGGGCCTTTGACCCTTCGGCCCTAAGTGGCCTTCTGTCTGGGATGATGGGAGCTGGTGGTGGCTTCCCTAGTTTCGGGGCGCCTCAGCCCCAGCGTCGCGTCACTGGCGGTTCTCGTCAGAAAAAAAGTAAGAAGTAAATAGTAGATGGATCCTCGCGAGATATTTCGCAAGGACAAGCTTCTTGAGTTTTGGCCAACAGCGACACAGTCGGCTAAGGACCGTGTTTCGGCGACCACGCGTTTCGTAGTCTACGCGATGAGTATCCTGTACCTTATCAAGCGTGATGCTCGTATTTTGGCCCTTGGTGTCCTTGTCCTTGCCGTACTCTATTTCATGTACACTAATAATCAGATTCCCGATGGTCAAATACGTCCGACCCAGAGTGAAGGTCGCGCGCCTTACTGGGCCCGCGACGCCGTGACTATGCCGACTATTGACAACCCCATGGGTAACGTGCTGATGACTGACTACGTTGATCGCCCCGACCGCCCTCCAGCGGCCTGGTCCGCGAGTGTTCAGGCAGAATCCGACAAGGTCTGGGACTTTATTCACCCTTTTGAGAAGAAGAAGGAGGCTCAGCGAAACTTTTACACTCCGGCCAGTACGACCATTCCGAATGACCAGAACGCCTTTGCAGAGGGTGCCTTTGGACCCAAGTTTGCACCTTTCGCCAAGGATGGTTCAGGTGTTGCCGACCTGGACAGCGATCGCTTCCACTTCCCAGAACGCCCCCAGATGCGTGCAGGTAATGGGCGTTAAGGGAATATGTAATATTCTCGCCCCGAGGGAAACAAGTCCTTCGGACTTGGAAAAAAACCTCCACAAATATTAATGGGTCGGACGCTCCAGACCGATAAACTGATGCTCCAGCCCCGAATCTGGCAAGGACCTGCTACTGTCCTTTTAGAGGATATAGTTCGGAATGATGATCGTCTTCGCTCCCAGTCTACCAGCACATGGAAAGGGGCGTGGGGTGAGACGCCCTATGACTTTCCTAACCTGTATATAGGTTCGGATCCTTTCCCGGTCCGTCTATTTGATCCCATCAGCACATACAGCAACGATCAGAATAGCCGATACAATCAGCGATTGCCATCGGTCGTTCCGTACCTGCAGATCCGTCCTACACCATGGGCCGCCATGTCTGGGCCAGGCCGTGTCAAGTACATAGGTTAAAATATAAACTAAAAGTAATATGGACCCCCTGGCTCTTGCCGCGGTTGTAGGTCTTGTGTTTGCGGGCCAGAGATTTAGCACATCTGAACCCGTAACCACTGTACCCATTATAAGCACGCCCCACCAGCTGACGAGGCAGGATGTTGATCTGGCTGCCGACGCTCCAGGCCGTAGTGCAGATGCTTTTGGTCTTCGGCCAATTAACCCATCATTTGGCCGCCGGATAGGTGACACTTATCTCCCTCCCAAAGAGGCGATCCCATCGCTTCAGGATTGGTCGCCTATTGCAAACAGATATCCACATGGCCAGCCAGTCTACGATCTGTACAACCGCGAGAATGTCACGAACAAGATGAATAACCTTCAGCCCATGGAGAGGATCCGCGTGGGTCCAGGCCTCGGTGTTGGTCCAAACGTACCGGCAATTGGCGGATTCCACCAGTTCTTCCGGGCCTTGCCGAACAATGTAAACGAGGAGAAGCTCGTGACTCTCCCAGGTGGAGAGGGTCCAGCAAGCTACTTTGTAAAGGGAGGTGGGATGGCTTTTCCAGGACAGGGACTCATCAACGGAACTATGAGTCATCAGGCTAAAGTGACCAAGGCGTGGACTCGCCCTCCGGCCCAGAACAGCGGTCAGGGCCAGGGTGTTATCCGGGCTCCAGAAGGTCGTCCGGATCAGATCAAGACCCGACGGACAACAATTCGTCAGGAGACTGGCTGGCGCAAGGGAGATGGCTTGGAGATGGGTCCAGGACAATATGCAACGGTCTATCAGGCTTATACTGGTCAATTGACTGATACGGGCCTTCCCCATTCAACCGGAAACCGCGTGAACCCTGATCGGGCCGGAAATGGTCAGCGTATGAATGTGACGGCCAATCCACAAGGGGCCATAGGCGCCGCGACTCGTGCCCGGTCCGAGTCCATTCCTCTACGTCCAGGACCGATGGATCTTCACGCTACAGGAGGTGCGGGACCTTATAAGGCTCCTGAAAATTGGGAACTCAACAACGCCAAGTGTGTTCCTAATCCGATGGCTTCCTCGGCGAATCTCAACATCGCCAGGAACCAAATTAACCGGAACCCTCTTGCTGTACCTGCGTGGGCCACAGTCTGAAAAAAACTAGATGCCTTCTAGTAAAATGAGTGGTGGTATTGTCCAGCTCGTCGCGACCGGTGCCCAGGATACTTGGCTGTCGGGCAAGCCTGAAATTTCCTTCTTCCGGTCCAACTATAAGCGTTACACTCATTACGCCGCTGCAGTGGAACGCCAGATTATCCAGGGCAACCCTTACCCAGGGTCTATCTCAACAATTCGGCTCGAGAAGAAGGGCGATCTTCTTTCGTACATGTACCTGACGGCCCGTGACCAGAACGGCGCTCAGGTGAATAACCTCGACTGGTCAAACGTCATCGACCGCGTTGAACTCCTCATAGGCGGTCAGGTTATAGATCTCCAGGACTACAACTATTCTACGGATATTGAGCCATGCACAGGGGCCCAGACCTATAACCAGCGTTACCTGAATAACGACACTCTTTCTGCAACGGCTCCTACAAACAAGGTGAATTCATTCTACGCCTTTAAGTTTTTCTTCTGTAAAGACTGGTCGGTGAGCCTGCCCCTGGTTGCCCTCCAGTACCACGATGTGGAGATTCGCATTACATGGTCGAACAATCTCAACACGCCCGTGACCGGCCTGCAGATTTCAAGCACAACTACGACCACGGCCACAGCGCCAACATCAACTCCTTTCATCACGGGAGGTAACGCATACGCCACCGGAAACATCTTCCAGGCCGTGAGTGCCGGCCAGACATTCGCGTCCAACACTGCCAACATCATCCTTACTTCAAATACAGTCAACGGTCCTATCTTTCCTGGAATGATCGTGGGCAATCTCACGGCAACATCCAATACCCTGAATGCTACAGGCCTGGGTGTCGTTCAGTCTATCACTTCTAATGCCTACACAAATGCTTTACTTCCGGCAGGTGTCTTCGCCAACGCAATTATATCTTTCTCGAACACCTCTTCGGCTGGCGCTCTGACTGGCGATTTTCAGACTGGCCCTCTTGGCTTCTGGCTTCCTTCGAGCCAGGCGACGGTCGTAAGTATCACGAACATTACAGCGACTTCCGCGACTCTCAATGTACTCGCGACTCTACGGTCGCCCGCAACCCTTCTAGGCACTATCGTGGTCGGTCTTCCGTTCGTCGGACCTGTATACGTTTCTGGAGTCCTGAGCGCAACTTCTTTCAACATCACTTTCGGAACATCGCCAACCACCGTTGCTCTCCAGCCCCAGACTATCGTGTCCTTCATTCCCTCAAATTACACAAATGTCGCAACGACGACAACCACCGTAACTTACCAGAGCCTGTCCTTCCAGGCCTGGGCCAACTTTGTGTACCTAGACCAGTCAGAGCGTGAGTATTTTGCCCAGAGTTCGCACGACCTGCTCATTACCCAGGTTCAGCGTGTACCCATATCCACCACTCCCGTCCAGGAGCTGGCTCTGGCCCATCCCATCAAGTTCCTAGCTTTCCAGACCCAGGCCTACGGTAGCATCTACCAGGCAGGGGCGGCATCGGCATCAGCTTCCAACTACCAACTCAAGGTCCAGATTAACGGTGTGGATGTCGGCGAGTCTCGCCCTCTGCCCGCTTGGACGGACGCCAACCAATACTACCATACCACATATGGCTACCTGGCCAACAATCTCGAGACGAGCATCCTGGTCATCCCGTACTGCCTGGACACCTCCAAGCTTCAGCCAACGGGTACGCTCAACTTCTCTCGGATCGACACGTACCGATTGGTGGTCCCCACGGCCCTCGGCGCCCTCGGCGTCAAGGCTCTCGTGAACCCTAACATTCCATCCCCGTACCTGTACGCAGTCAACTACAACGTCCTTCGTATCCAGAAGGGCATGGGCTCGCTCCTTTACTCCAATTGATCTTTTTCTTTGCATAAAGAAATGTACCCATCTCAAAATATGTCTACGCAAAAATGCACTTCGTGTTCTCGGGCACCTCAGGCAGAGTCCGAATTCCTCGATAAATTTGGTCGCTCGTGCAATGTATGTCTCAAGTGCCGCCTGAAGACGGCTAAAAATCGCAAATCGGGAGGACACAGAAAGTGTGAACATTGTGGCAAGCAACCAGTCTTCAACTTCCCAGGAGTCAAGCCGGGCATTCGTTGCTCCGACCACAAAGACTCTGGAATGGTGAATGTTATGAGTTTAAAATGTTCTCATGAAAACTGCAAGATCCAGCCGTGTTACAACTTTCCAAAGGAACTGTTTGGCATAGTTTGCGCTACTCACAAGAAAGACGGTATGATAAATATACGGGAGCATTCATGCGAAACAAAAAATTGTTTAAAAAAACCTTTTTACAATTTCGCTTCTGAAACCAGGGGTCGGTTCTGCAAAGAACACGCGCTTGATGGCATGATAGATATTCTTAATGATTCATGTTCTAATGATGAATGTAATAAACGAGCAACATTTAATCACCCTGGCCAAAAGGCCAAGTTTTGCGCGACTCATAAATCTGATGAAATGGTTGATGTCAAATCTAGGCGGTGTTTACACGAAGGATGCGTGACGGTTCCAGTATTTGCTCTACCAGGATCAAAAAAAGGATTATTTTGCAGAATTCATAAGAAACCAAATATGGAGGATGTTAAAAATCCAAGATGTAAAACCCCCATGTGTGACATTTTAACATCTGGAAAAGAACATTGTTATCGATGCACATCATTCATGTTTCCAGACATGCCAACACGATTCAAGACTAGAGAGAACGCCGTCGGAAAATTTTTACGAGAAACATACCCAGACAAGGATATCCTTCATGATAAAAGAGTAGAATGTCATTTGTACAGGCCCGACTTGGACTCAGACCCATGGTGATGATTCGATTCAACCCAGATGCTTATGCAGGAGCCAGGGGATGCTGGACAAAGGACGGGACTCTCGTCTCAGGAGGGAGACCATGGGCCAAGAGACTCGATGTTCTAAAAACTCGGGTAGATCACTGGTTATATCAGACCCCCGACCGCGAAATTACTTTCGAACATCTTTTCTTCGATGGATACTAAGGATGCAGATCTGGCCCTGGATACTTCTTTTGGGTCTCGTGTTTTTGATTAGTTACGATCCTGGCTCGCGTAACCTGGCCAATTATTTTGACAGCCCAGTAGTAGAGCGTGATGGATCCATCACCGAGGCGGAACGACCTTCCGCACGAAAGACATAAAAGTATAGCCATTCCCGTGAGCAGTTCTACGAACGGGGCCCCGGCCAAGTTCCTCCTGGTCCACGACCGAAGATACAAAGAATGGACATTTGTAACGGGCGGGTGTCGCCGCCGTGAAATCTTCAACCCTCTACGCTGTGCAGTTCGCGAGCTAGAAGAGGAGACTCGTGGGATCATAAATCTGAAAAAGGGAACATATTCCTATTTCAGTTTTTCCTTCAAAGACTCGGAAGGTGTGAACAACGTGTATCATGTGTACGTCTTTGATGTTCACATGACCGATACCGAGCAGAGTCACATAGTCACTCGCTTCAATGAGGAAAAGGCCAAGATGGATGGCCAGCAAGTTCCTTTTAGAAAGAATTACGACGAGAATGATTCTTGCGAATTTGATACACTCGAAGGAATCACGGGGCGCCGGGATCTATGGGACATGATACGGACGCATGTTCTCAGGAATCCACAATTTCAAAAGTTTCTAGCGAAACCAGAAAAACAACCTTTTTTTATCCGCCCTTAGTAGATGCAGGCTCCCCAGCCCTCTGGGACTTTAAACAAAGTAAAGGCGGCCCTAGCCCCGCCAAAATGGTCCGAGTTATTTGGTCGGGCCAGCCTCAGCACGGGGAATCGCCTCGGAAACAATGGTCAGAGTCACTCGGTCAAGAGAGAAATTTGGGCCATGATGGTTCTGGCCACCTTTGGGCTTGTCTTGGGCCTGTGCGTAAATGCTCTTTTCGGTCTTCTCGTTCTGAAAATGAAATCAAGATGGAATAAATTCTTCTGGGCTATTTTTCAGCTCTTTACACTCCTGGTAATTACTTTTACAATGTATAACTTTCTTCCCGAGACCCTGACGGGAACTTTCCAAGGGACCTACCCAGGCATGATGTTCCCTGTATTTTTCTACGGAACACAGACGAACATGTTTGATGGATTCAAGGCCCCCTTTGGACCCATAATGGGTTAAAAATAAAAAAACAGTTTAAAACAAATGACTCAAAAGAAGGATCAGTTGATCATCCGCCTTTTGAATCTTCGTGGTGATGACTCTACGCCGCCATCAGACTTTCTAAAATATTCTATTCAGCAGATTTATCACTTTATTGAGGTCGAGGAGGAGAAGATAGAGGCGGCCAAGCAAGTGGAGGTGGTTCCCCCAGCCCCAGAAAAGTCACGAACTGCTTTTGACGACTTTTTTGGGTGGAAGTAGACCGAGTCTCTTAGAGGAAATAATCTCTTTCTTAGTAAGATGCAAATTCTAAAATGGAATCGCAAAGGTGACGAGGCTCCGACCCATGTTCTTATGAATGGGGGTCAGCTTCACGTCCCCGACAGGGACTTGGACGATTTCTGGAGAGCCTACCTTTCTGACCTCGCGTGTGGTCAGAAACTATATGTCGTCGAACAAAAAACTGAAAAGTTCCGGTTTTTTGTTGATATTGACTACAGGGCCGAAGAGGGTCTTGGCGATGCGGCCGCTCTCGATCTGTGCATGCGCATATACGGCGCTGTCAATCGCGGAGTCCCGGCTTTCATAGCCAGGGCCCCTCCCCGTGAAGACAAGGGACAGGTTAAATCAGGTATACACATACACTGGCCAGAACTTGTGGTTGATAGAAATGAAGCCCTGACTCTTAGAACTCAGATACTCCTTGAACTCGAGGAGGATCACTGGTCTGAGACGATAGATGCGAGCGTGTATAGGGGCGCGGGCCTGAGGTGCCTCTGGTCACTGAAAACAGGAGCGAAGGGTTCTTACGTACCGTGGCGGTCAGTACCTGATGGGAAGACTCTCAACGCAGCGCCATGCTTAGATGCCCTGAAACTCTTTTCGGTTCGGGTGCCTGGACTTGGTGGGGCACCTCGCGCATCTTCTTTCGGCTCATCACGTCTTGAAGAGTTTATTCAGAACAACATGGAAGGTCAAGAGAACGCCAGGGTCAGGGCTGTGCGCAGGACCAAAAAAGGAGAGGGCAAGGGATTCTACGTAGAGACGGACTCCAAGTGGTGTGAGAATATCAAGGGACCACACAAGTCAAACCACGTATGGTTCTATATTAATGGGGGGAATATCGTTCAAAAGTGTCTGGATGAAGAGTGTCTTGAGTTTTCTGGACGTGAGCATTTTCTCCCGCCTTCTATTAGTAATGAACCTGTTCGTGTGGGTCCTCCTGTTGGTCCTCGTCTTGTGGACCTTCTTCCCGCGGCCTGGCGCGGGACGTTTCCGGGATTTCGAACTGCGTCTCCACAAGTACTCGGGTCTGGATCCGGAAGAATGGAAGTGCTTCCAGAAGAGCCTGAAGGAGTTTGATAGAGGAGGAGACCCAACAGGTCGGGCCCTCTATCAGGCTCTTGAGCATATACGCAATCTAGGTCTAGTAAATCCAAATTTTACAGAAGAGATTAACGCCATGGCTGATCGCCTAGGCTACGAGGGAGAGATCATTCTGAACCAGCAGGCTGTCACGAATGGAACAGTTTTCAGGCCTAAATTCCTAAACGAGGTGATACCAGATCAGCCCGTGACTCTTTACTTAAACAAATCAACGCCAATGGATACCATAGATGTCAACCCCATTGGAAGAGGTCCCCACGGGCGCGCATGAGGTCCGTACACGGTATGGACGTGCAGTTCGCGCTCCTGTTCGCTATGAGCCTGTTGAGCAAGTCGAGGATGACTATGCGTCAGATGATTATGACGAGGCCGAGTCAGATGTGAGTTCAGTCATAGAGTATAGCGAGTCTGAGCTAGAGGACGAGGAGGACGACTCAGAACTTGATGAATTCATAGTGGCAGATAAAAGCGAAGATGACGATGATGATAATGGATCAGGAGCAGATTCCGACGCCTCCTCAGGAGTACGCCCCGCAGTGGCTCGAGCAGGAACCGGAACCCGCAAGGTTCCAACCAAGGCCCCAGTTCGAGGAAAGAAGCATGTTTGATAATAAGTTACTTGTAGGTATTGCGATAGGAGTCATCGTCATGGGAGTCCTTATGACGATGAGACCTATGGTCATTCATGGGAAGTAAAGTATACTTTATTCTCCGGGTGCTGTGTAGCGTGAGAAAACTTGAAGTTGTGCCGATACAGCATCTCTGGGAGTGTTCATGATAGTTTCCTGCTTCGTAATAAAATAGAGTGGTGCTTTATCACTCGGAGAGTCGTTACCCACGAACTCTCCGATTGGTCCAGTCCTGTTTTTGTACACATCTTCTTGAAGAAATCCTACCCAGGCTCCTTCACGGCGAGTAGTGTCAGTGTCATTCTTCATAAAGTCGTAGTCGTAATAAGGAGCGAGTGCAAAAGGGTTATTCCAGGCTGGAGGTTTTAACATGGGCAACAGACCATAGGCAACTGACAAAAGCCAAATGATTATTAAAAGGCTTACAATTGTCAGCCACATCTACTAAAGTTTCAGATTTTAATTGAAGGAGGTGCAGAAATTTCATCAATTGGCACTGCCGGATCACCATCCTTGGTCGTCTTTGACTGGAGATCCGGGTTTTCAGCACCTGCCAGACGACGCTCCTCATCCTCCTTCTTGCGCTTGGCAATCTCGATGCTAACCTCGGCATCAGCCATACGGCGCAGAACCTCCTCGTCCTTGCCAGGAAACTCCTCCTTGAGCTTCTCCAAAATCTCGGCTGGGTGGGGAATCGGAGGAACGTCCGGACGGTTGTAGTAGACCGAGTTCTCGTCGGCCGGGTCTGCGTAAGGGTACGGGCCGTCTATGGGCTTGGCTGCCATGTCGCGCTTGCGCTTCTCGAACATGGAGGCGGCCTGAGACTGATTCTCGCGATACTTTACCATAATCTCCTCGAGCTTCTCGTTAGCGTAGTGTACATTGTCAATCTGGTCCCGGTTTGGTGGAATCAGGAGCCACTTGTACATATCCACAACGTAAATGTCACACAGGCCATCCTCCCGCTGGAGGCGCTTGGCGTGAGAAGCCGCCTCATCACGCGTCGGAAAACACCCACGAATCTTCATTCCCAGAAGGTCATTCTTCTGGGGCTGATCAGGACCCACGAAAGAAATGCAGGCAACGAGTTGGCCAGGGATCGTCAGGTAGTCTGGCTCGAGAGAACCCATATAAAAGTAACAGGCGCTTTGTTTTTAAGTAAAATGACGCAGGAGATGCGCAGACTGCACAATAAGTGCAAAGGAGACATCATATACAACTTTGTGGGTCCTGGGGCGCATGTGCTCGATTGCGGATGTGGCCGGGGCGGGGATCTTCACAAGTGGAAGAAGAGCCAGGCGGCCATAGTTTCTGCAATAGACCCCGACGAGGCATCTCTTCAGGAGGCTAGAGTCCGTGCTTTGGAAAGCCAAAGCAAAGTTAGATTTCTGGGTTCTGGTGATATTCGTAATGTTGAGGGTTCTTTTGATGTTGTATGTTATAACTTTTCACTTCACTACATTGTCAATTCTTATGAAGAGTCCCTAGAAGCCATCAGGCGGGTTCTGGTCCCCGGAGGCCTCCTCATAGGTATAGTGCCTGAAAAGGCCAGGGCCGAAATGCTCACAAACGGCCAGCCATGGATGGACCGTCTAGGGAACACCCTTGAGATACAGGGCGATAGACTTTTGGTAAACTTAGCTGATGGTCCGTTCTATGCAGATGGCCCACGCGCAGAGCCTCTATTTGACGGACCCGAGTTTATAGAACGTCTAGGATTTGAGGTCATCATGTGGGAACCCATGATTCCCAGGCCCAACGGTCTAATCTCAGATTTATATACTAAATTTTGTCTGCGTAAGAGTAGATGAAGCCAGTCCTGGGTGCTGTGCTTTTTGGAATAGTGGTTCTTATAATTTTCCTGAATCGTGAGCCTCCCCTCTTGACCCAGCTCAAGGCCAGATACGAAGAACTTCTGTGGATTCTTCACACAGATCCAAACCTAGATCCGCGCTGGGAACCTATAAAGCAGCGCGTTATCCTGACGGCCATGAACGGATGGAACAAGTCAAAGGGGGCCATAGGTTTCAACGTGAACAAAGGGTATGAGATTTATATATGTCTTGATATGGATCCAAGTATTGATCCGGAAACTCGGATCAATACAGCGATGCATGTTCTTATCCATGAGTTGTGTCATTCAACCGTCACCGAGTACGATCATTCAACAAACTTTTGGAAAAATTTTAAAGATTTTAAAAAGTACTGTGCAGATCATAGTCTATACACCCCTGGGAATGTAGGGCCTTACTGTGGTGAGAATATTAGGTCCTAGAGACCGACCCGAAGGGTCGTGATCCGCCGGGGTCGTGATCCGCCAGGAACTAGGTTTCCGACCCTTCGGGTCGATCACAAAAACTTGTGTGCTGCGTAAAATACCAGGGCCGCCACGAGTGCCGTGATGAGCATGGCCGACATTGAACCTGGCTCTATGTTGGGGAAGAAAGAGGCTATGCGCTCCTGAACCGGCTTTGAACCCGAGACGACGGCGGCAAGACCGGCCAAGCACGACATGTACTGCTCATGAGTCATGTTGAATGGAATCTTACCGCTTCGGCCCTGTGTAGACTGCTGTGGCGCCTGCTGCGGAATCGCGGGACCCATGGCCAAGTTCTGCATCTGCATCGATGGACCGGGGGGAACGACTTCGTCAAGAGATGTAGAAAACTCTGCCATTTGAGATTCGCCAACGTTTTTTTCAGGAGGATTCAGCGGGGCCTCTAAAAGACCTTGAGGTATCACACTTGAAATGTCTGTTGAACCATTCGCGTCATAGGATTCCATTTATGGTTGTCTTTTAAATTTTTAAAGGTGGGACTGGCGCGGGAAGGGAGCCAAGTGCGGATCTGAGTCCTGCGGACGCGTCTCAGACCTTCTTAACAACTATAGTACCTGAGGCCGATTTTCGGGCTAGCCCACCCGGCTTGGAACCTGCAAGCCCGTGCTTGGGATTGTAGTGGCGCCTGTGAAAGTCCCAAAGGGCCGCCGACCCACACCTAAAGTTTTTCCTGAGAGTCGCCTTGTAATAGAACACACAGTTCTGGACGTCGTTGCTCTTTGAGGTATTGTCCAGTACTAGGCACTCGTAGTTTTCAGTACAGGCATCCATAACCTGACAGAATTGATCAAATGTTGGGAAGACGCCAAAAAAAGCTTTGTAAAGATTTTCACGATTCTGACGAACGTTGTCCCTGAGGACAAAGACATAGTCCACGTTGGTCCGAATCATAGGAGTCATATCCATACAGTACTGGGTAGTCATCATGAAGAATATCTTCCAGTGACGGCCATTCATAAACAACTGGCGGATGCACGAGTCTCTCATAAAGGCCCGGTCATACATACAGTCGTCCATAAGTATGAAGACTGGCGAAACCTTCCCGGCTGCTATATTTCTCTTTTGCCTGTCTATAATCTTCTCCACCGCCGCCTTGTTGTACTCTCCATAGACAAAGAGGTCAGGAATGAAGTTGCGGTAGTGGCCGTTTCCCTCTTCCGTTCCGGACATGGCGATCCCGGCCGGCAAGTGCTTCTTGTGCCATAGGATGTCGGTGACGAGGCTGGTTTTACCAGTTCCACGCTTTCCGATGAATATACAGACTTTGTCATCGGCCATGGACCTGGGGTCAAACTTTCGCAACTGTATAGTCATCCTGTAAGATGACTACATATTTGGATGTCCTGGGGAGCGCGACGCTCTCTTTTTTCCAAACAACTTAATAGAATGAGTGCCGGAGAGATCCAACTCGCCGCTCTCGGAATGCAAGACATACACCTGACCGGCTCGCCTCAGGTGTCGTACCTCAAGGGAGTCTACAGGCGCCACACCCCCTTTGGTGTTCAATCTTTCAACATTCCTTTTGAAAACAAAAATATTTCTTGGGGAGGACAGGGTATCTGCAGGATACCTTACAAAGGGGACATGATACAGTCCATGACTCTGGCCGTAACTCTCCCACCCCTCTTTCCGTCATCTACACAGAACAAGTGGCCCGTGCCAGCCCAAGTACAGAACCCCCAGCCATATCTGTGGATAGATGACAAAGGTCCTTACTCTACTTTTATAGGCGTAACCACCTTCTTTACCCTGGGGACAATCACCAACCCTCCATGGATTCCCTCCCCCTTGTCTCAGTACATATCCTACAGCCCAAGTGCCAACAGATTCGTATTGACAGGTGCTTCGAGCGTGAGTATAAACGTGGCCGACGTGGCGACATCAGCCGTCTTCTGGGGCCTGGATCCAAACGCTTACTCAAGTACCCGCAAGATAAACGGACAAAGTGTAAAAACTTGGACGAGTTTCAGCCTGACGACTATCCAGGCCGGATGGGTACCTTATGCACCCTCAGCAACCCTAAACGCGACAAACTCTGTTCTCTTTCAGGGCGGGGCCACCCTCACAAACTCCGTGAATGGAATAGCATTTTCGGCCAGTTGTCTAAACTTTAGTAGTTTTGGGGCTATTGTGGCGAGTTCTACCTATATAACTGTGTCACCAATGGGTTCCTTGATCTTCAAGTACCCTGGGACGTATGCCGTACTTATAGAACCTTCAGGTATAGGACAACCCACAAGTGTTGGAATAGGTCATACATCATCAGATGGCCACCCCCTAGGAACCTGGACCTACGACTATTCTTACGCATATACAGTTCAGTTTTCTGATCAGAACCCAAGGGTCCTTTTACCAATTAAAGTGACGGATACGACCCAGTACTATTTCCTAGACTTTCAGGGAGCCTCGGGTCAGGCGCTTGGCGCCACATCCGAAGTAAGTGCCATGGACATTAACGAGTTCTGGACTCTAGGAACCACGGTAGGACCCATAAGTCGGAGCAACGTCAACCTTACCCAGGGATGGACGCGGTCATCCTTTACCCAGCAGGTCCTGACGGCCACATCCGAAACTTTTTCATTCTTTGCGGCAGGACTTTACAACATGTATGGTACCTTGACTACTGATTCTGCAAATACCATCACTTCCGTTGGCCTCTGGCAGAATGACTTCGGGCCTAAACTCGTGACACAGTGGAATACTACACAGGCCTCCAGTCCTTCCGTAAACTTCTCCTTGCCGGTCCAGGTTCTCAGCACGAGCAATTCTTATTCTTTACGCATAGGTACAAAGGGTTCGAACCTGTACCAGACGTCTATGATCGGCCTGGAGTACTTCGGTTACGTATCCACATCAATTTCTCCACAAGAAAACGACTTTAGACAGAACGGACTTTTAGCACAGTCACAAAATGTTACAAATTATAAATTGGGCCAAGCAAACATAAATCTCTATTCAACAACGACCACGTATGGACTTTCGGAACACATACATATTACACCTGGAGGAAACCTCACGTTTTCAAATTCGGCCAACTACAGAATAACATCATATTTTGAGACGAGCAACGCTTACGTATCCAACGTGTCAGTATGGACCGGCGCAAGTGATGCCGGTCCATGGACACAGGGCTATTCACGGAGTTTGCCCCTTGGTGTTTCAGGCGGATATGCAATTGATCTCGTTGTGGACGCATCTACAAACTTTTCAAGTACTTTTTTTCAGATCCAGATGGGTCTGACTGGTTCCCTCACGGGCCAACTCACTACAAATGTCACGTCCAACGCATACTTTACCTTTTTGGGAGTTTCTAGTAATGCTCCAGTTGTCAACTATGGCTATGTGGACTCGGTCGGGACATACCTTATAGAAAGTGCAGAACTCAAAATTGGCGGCCAGTCCGTCCAGACGCTTACCGGAGAAATGATTGAAATATATAATGATTTGTTTGTGGCCCAAGAGAATCAGCCCGGGCTCACTCTTCTCACGGGCAAGCTCGACACATCATGGGTCTATACCCTTCCCGGAAGTCTTGGCCGGACATACTACATCAATTTGCCCTTTTTCTTCTATGGAAACCATGAACTTTCCTTGCCTATATGCTCGCTCGGTCTTCAGGATCTAGAAGTCTACATAAATTTTAATAATTTTCAGCCACTTTTAAATACTACCGGCCAAGTAGGGACACCAGATTCAATCATAACCTCAATTATCACAGACTATGCATATCTGTCGGCTCCAGAGATTAATTGGTTCTCTAGCCATCGGCAGGACTATATAATACGTCAGTACCAGTACGATACTTTTAACCTGGGGTCTAGTCTCACATTTGATATTAACTTTTCAGGACCAGTCCGTGAGCTATATTTTGTTATACAGGATGCGAGCGCCGCACCCTACGTATACTCTACAGACCCCGGAATAGGTCTAACCGTGACTCTAAACGGAGAGGACTATCTAGACGGAAGTACCCTTGAAAACCACTTTTTGAGATATGTAGCGCCCCTCACAAGTTACGCACGCCAGCCCGACCGGGTCCTGCACATGGTGCCCCTGTGCCGACGGCCCCAGGATCCCAGACCCTCTGGTTCAATAAACATGAGCAGAATTTATCAGAAAAAGTTTGAATTAAGTTTGCCAACCTTGAGTAGCCTGAACACAAAGACTCTCCGGGTCATCGCCGTGTCCTACAACGTGCTACGTGTTGAAAATGGACTGTCTGGAATTATGTATCAGTAATAGTAGATGGCCGGTCGTCAACTCTTGACACAACTTGGCCTAGAGGATGTCGTTCTATCTGGAGATCCCGAAATTACCTTTTTTAAAGAAAAATACGTAGCTCAGGCGCCATGGGCCAGTCGAGTCATAGAGGTGAGCTTCACGGGAGACCCCACTTTCGGTGACGAGTCAGAAGTTGAGATTCCCCTGAATGGGGACCTCATCACGGCCATGTATGTACGTTTTGACTTTCCTACAAATCTTTACCCGACCATGTTTCAGCCATTTGCAGGTGATCAGATGATTAATTTTGTAGAATTGTACTCAGGGGCTCAACTTGTCGAGAGACTCTGGGGCGAGTACATAGGGCTCCTAAGTTCGTGTCAGGTCCCTACGAGCAAACAGTCGGCCCTGACCGCCATGGTCGGGTCTGGCGCCCCCGGAACTCTCTACACGCCATCCACGCGATACACAGTCCCTTTGCCCTTCCAGTGTCTACGGCATGGCCTCCCTCTTGTAAAGGATTTCTCATTTCGTATAAATCTAAACCCGAGTACAGTTTTTACAACGCCACCCTTGGTATCAATACCGAGCATGCAGTTCAAGTTCCTAGTAGAGTTTGTAATTCTAGGAGAACCAGAAAGAAACTGGATCAAGAATAGGGGACCTGTCATCTATCTAGGTGAGAGCGTCCAGAGGGCCAGATTCGATGTACCGGCCGGCCAGTCAAACGTCCGGTGCGTGACTCAGTTTCTACATCCTGTCAAAGAGTTGTTTTTCACGGCCCAAAATGTAGGAACGGATGAGTTTGATTACTGGTACGATTACTCCAACGTCAGCACGACCTCTATAGCCAACGTCCATCAGTTGAACTCTATGGGTATGTACTTTGAGGGAGTCCAGAGGGTCAACCCTCTTTGGGCCACAAGCACATACCTAGGAACTACCCAGTTTCTAGACTATCACACACGTGTACCTAAAAAACCATTTTACATGTATTCTTTTTCGATGGATCCCGAAAATATCAAACCCACCGGGTCAGTCAATATGGGAAGAATTAAAAATCAATATTTTGATTTTTTCCTTGTTCCAAGTCCTAGGGAGAGAATCCTCACGATATGGGCCAGACACTACACGTTCCTTCAGGTTGATGGATTCAAGACTCTCGTGAATCTGTTTGACAATACAGGTGACGACGGCTACATTATGTATCTTAACTAGATGCGTCTAACGAGGCTTTTGAAAAGAGATGAAGAAGAGCATGGAGGGTCTGGAACCCTGGGATCCAGGAGTCCAGTATTATGCCCTTGTAAACTTTTCAAAAACAAAATTTAGTATTTTTTACATGAGTGAGGAGGAAGAGGAGGAAGAGGGCCTCTTTCAGACCTGGTCGGTCATCCAGCCCGACCTGTCCGACTATGACTCTGAATGAATTTTCTTTGTAATATGTAAATGAGTCACCTGGTTCCAGCAACCATCTTCAATCTCATCCCCCTTACGTGGATCATGGACCTGGATAAGAAGGGCTGTTCATGCGCAAACGACTGGCGGCGGAAGGTTCTCAAGTACTGGTACATGCTGGCCATCATATTGCCATTTGCCCTGATGCTCACAGGCAAGCTCCCCAAGCCGGCTATGATAGCCATAGGACTTTTGGGAACCCTGGCCTTTGTGGCCCTGCTCAGTTCTCTGTGGGACATAGAGCGTCAGCAGTGTCGGTGCGCCCAGGACTGGCGCGAAAAGGTTCTGCTATTCACGACCGTCCTCTCAATCATCGGCGTACTAATAAAATCATAATCAGACCGGCGAGTAAGAGCGCCCCGGCTATCTGAATATTAGGCGCCGTCTCAAGAGGTACAGGCGGCGGCAAAGCATCCAGGACAAACGCGTCCTCCTTGCTCGGATCCTTCACATGGAGCCGAAGAAGGAACGAATTCGTATCTAGACCGTTAAAGTTTAGAGGCTGGCCCGAGACATCCAGCCATCTCACAGTTAGGCGATCCAGGGATCCTATAGGCTCTGGATACTTGACAGAAACTTTATAATCTTTATTTTCATGAAAATTTTTAATAGTTCCAGAGACGACATCCAGGGGTATAGGAGCAAAGGCCCTCTCAGTATTTGCTCCCGTGACGGTTGACCAATACACGTTGCTCTGACGGACCTGGGTCAGCGCCCCTGTAAAGACGTGGCTAGGCGTCTTGAGTTCATCAATCTCAAGGAATACATACTCTCCTAGGGACATGTTGGTGACTGTGTTGCTCGAAGTTGTTATGGGGACGCCTACAGGAACCCCGAGCATCTGGGCCAACTGGGGCGAACTGACCGTAAAGGTTCCCGTGAAGCTGAACTTTCCGTTGTAAGACAAGTAACTGGTTGTTAGACCGGCGGCAGTCAACTGGGCCGCCAGGTCCCATGTGTTATAAAATCCTGTAGGTATGCTTTTTTGCGAGGCCCCGATACTTAGGACGTTGGTCCCGTTGGTCAAGTTGTACATGGTGTTGGGGACTCGGGCGCTGACGAGATCAACACGTTCAACGTTCCTCACGGGACTCGACAGGTACAGAGTGTACGAGTTCCCTGAGGGGAAGAGGTTTGAGTTTCTTGTGACGGAATTGGCAAATACGAGACGCGTGGTACTCATTAATTTAGACTAAGATTTGTTAAAGTAAGGGCTTGCGCAAAATGTCTGATCCACGGGAGTCTGGGAGCTATAGACTCCGACGTATGTACCGTTAAAAACGGGGGTAAGGACGACCTTGCCACTTGGGACAAGGATTGCTGAACCGAACCCTAAGCCCGCCGCGCTCGAGCTAGTAAGATTAGAGTAGTTCAGAGAGACTGGATCAAAGGTAAAGCAGTTGGCACTTCCAACATTAGTTCCTGAGGAACCGACAATAGATGAAGGAAAATATATATTACCAGAGGGCAGAAGACATGCGCCAAGTGAGAAGGTGAAGACATTTGTATTGGCCGAAGGGATTGTCACGTTCGAGGAAATTCCCAGACTTGGGCTGATTACGATGATGTTTGACTTGTTAGGGGTTCCTATGACGTTGCCATTCGGCGCGAGAGTCAGGCCGTTGAAACCGTCCGTCCCGACGAAGATGTTTGAGGATGTCAGACCGACCGGATCGAACTGGATGACGTTGGACGTGCTGGGCGAAGGGATTATCACATTTCCGTTGGTCAAGAGCTGGATACCTTGTTGTTGAGCGGGGCCCGTGGAATATAACACAGTTCCGCTGCCGCCAACCGCTGCAAACAAGCCCAGTTGAGGAGACCATGCTACAGCGTTAAAGGTGGTGGATCCACCACCAGAACCTGCAGACCATGCCTTACCATCTGTACTCCAATACACAGTTCCGCCGCCGCCAACCGCTGCAAACAAGCCCAGTTGAGGAGACCATGCTATCGCGTTTAAGTCCTGGGTTCCGGTAACACCTGAACTAGACCACGTAATGCCATCTGAACTATTCAATGTAATAATGGTACTGGATATGTAGGTACCTACTGCTACAAATAGGCATAGTTGGGGAGACCATGCTACACTTTTCAAGGTATTAGTTCCACCGCCAGTATAGATTCCAGCATTCCACGACTTTCCATCTGAGCTATATATTAGCTTATTGTTGTCTGCCACACCTGCAAACAAGCCCAGTTGAGGAGACCATGCTACACCGCCAATCGCCTGGGAAGTGGGTGATGCGGAAGCCGTCCAAGTCTTCCCATAATTCCCAGACGACGGCAAAGCCAGGACGTTTGAGTTGGCTCCAGTCGCGTAGTTAAAGTTTACAACATTTGAAGGCGTTCCTTGGGGAGCGAATATGACGTTATTGGCCGTCAGACACCCGGAGTATTGTCCACCGGGTATTGTACTCAAATAAGCCGATGTTAGAATTGTAGAGTTTATAGTGTAAACATTTCCATAGGTTGGATTGCACACGATCTTGTTCCCTGGGACGGAAAATCCTCCAGCGGTCGCGCCTGATGGAATTGTTGATGTAATCCTCAACAAGTATGTTTCAGTATCTGGATAAAAAGCAATTATCCCAGTTCCATCCCCAGGTGGAAAAATTACAAGTCCGGGAGCCGAGTATACTCCTCCAGTTCCGGCCTGACTTCCTACGTTAAATAAATCAACAGCCCCAGAGGCCGGGGTCATCCACCATGACCTGGTTGCCACACCTGTATTAAAGTTTATCCAGTTCTGGATTGCTGGGGCGTTTGTCTGATTCGGGACGAGATGCGCCGCCGACATGACGGCATCTCCTGTATAGTACTGACTGCCCTGGACGTGCAGGGCCGCGAGTGGGCTGGTTGTTCCTATTCCTACTGACCCTATGCCGACCAGACTCTGGGAGTTATAAAAGGTCGTCGAGGACATTCTCTACTAAGGGTGAGGAAGTTATTCAAGCCACCTTGACGATTATATAGGACCGGCCGTCTGGAAGAACCTTGATGACCTTGCCGACAGAAGAAATGTACTGTTCTATAGTGGGATTAGAGACAGCCTGTCCGGCTATGTAACCGTCCTCATTTGCCATTGGAATGATATATTGACCGGGAGTTGCCCCCAGGACATTTACGGGAACCTGACCCGAAAAGGCTATGCGATCAACCATCATACGGGCAGCCTCATATTTTGTATTGAAATTATTAAGATCTGTCTGGTAATCGGAGTATTTAGGGTCATCCTCATTAACCGGCTCGGGTTTCTTGAGACCTATATTTCCTTCAGTTCCCCATGAATCTCCTCCAACATATGACGGGTTCGTTGTTTTAACAACAAAAGTTATTGATTCTGAAAATATATTTGTCAATAGACCATTTGAATTAATACCGATAATATCGCCCTTGTTAATTGTAAAGTTTCCGGACTTGAACATGTACTCGGCGTAATCAGCGCCAGCTGCGACAAACGTGCCCGCCGCGGATATAGATCTACCAGTGGTAACGGACTTGCCTGTATATATAACTGAAGAACCCCCGTTCCACCCAGTGGAAACGCCGGCCCCCGACCCAGGATCCGCTATATAACAAATTCCTGAAGAAACATTACTAAACTGTGCAAGATAAGTTTGACCTGTTGAAGCCGTTGCGTTCTGAACTGTCAGGAGGGACCCTGGATTCGTAGTCCCAATTCCGACGTTTCCTTGCGATTGTACAGATAAACCCACCGCATCTGTTTGATGACCATAGCCGGCAATTCTAAAATAGTTGGCCCCATTCTGATCAACATAATGGTTAAAAGATAAGAAAAACCCGTTATTATTATTAGAAACTTTACCAATAAACATGGCCACCTGACCACCCCCTGCAGGAGCGCCCATCGGAACGCTCGCGACGGTGCCGTCTCCAACGGCTAATTTTGTAATAAAGCTATTCGAATTTGAATATATATTGGCTAAATCGCCAACCGCCAAGGTCGAAGGAAATCCGTAAGTCGACATCCTTTACTTCTAGAACTTATTAAAATAGGGTCCCAGACACCACGCGGGATCTGCCGGAACCATCGTGCTGAGCAGGCCCACATTCCCGGCCACAGGTACAAAGACAACCCGGCCATCCTGTAGAAGCGTCGCCCCAGCTCCTGTACTTCCGGCCAGGTTTGAAAAAGTAAGAGCCCGAGTATCAAACATCCCCACATTCGACGTCTTCCACGAGGCACACACAAGATTCCCACTAGGCAAAACAGCCCCGCCCATGAACGAGCCTCCACACGCCACGTTGCTGGAAGTGAAACCATTCACAGAGACTATGTTTTGGCCTTGGCTCGGCAACCCCACAACGTTCCCATTAGGACTTAAAAATACCGACTGAATATTCGAAGTCCCTGTAAAGACATTCGTGAGGTTCCCACCCAAAGGACTCGCAACACAGGATGTGTTATAAACGGCCGAGTTTCCCAATATCCCCCCAAAGAACACATTCCCGTTGGGCAAGAGGACCGCCCCGGCCAGGTTAGACGCCGGACCTATATTAGAATAAGTCAACTTACCAGGATTCACAATTCCTATATTCCCAGAGGCCCAAGGAGCCATGATCACATTTCCCGTAGGGCTTAGGACCCCTCCCTGGAAGGCTGGAAAGGGGGCGCCCGTGATGATATTCGTAGTGGCTAGAGTCAGGGGATTAAGAACAACTACGTTAGATCCAGAGGGAATCAAACACACATTACCATCAGGCGTTGGAACCGCCCCACGAAATCCTGAGAAACCAAATGCACTTGTGGAAAACAGACCTGTCGCGGGATTGAAAAATCCAAGTTGAGTACCAGCCCCATTCGGCACAAAGAGGACCCGGCCGTCAGGCAACAAGACACTTCCGAACCACGTACCTCCCGTGGCCCCCACATTTCCAAAGGCGGGACTAGAGGCCACGGCCCACCAACTCGGAACGGGCTGTGTTGACGCGTTAGACGTGGCCGAGATCCATGCCTGTATAGTAGGTCCGTTGGCCGGGCCGGGCTGAAGAAAGGGTCCGCGCTTGAAGAGGTCCTCACCATAGTACAAAGTCTGGGTCGTGAGGTTATTTCCTACAAAAAGGTTTCCTTGGACAATCACGTTGGTGCTCGTAAGTGTCGCCGATACGAGCGAGACCCCGTAGTTAAGAACAGTGACGTTCGCCCGGCCTGCAAAGACATACCCGGTCGTCAGGGCATTACTCACATAGATATTACCGCCAACATACAAGGTCGCTCCTTGTGGCCCGGTCGTGTTGATTCCCAGATTGCTAGAGTTTAGGAAAAAGTTTGTGACATTTATTGTTGATGTGTTAATCAGGGTCGCCTGTACGTTGGTCGCCGTGACATTTCCGGCGACGATCAAGTTGCCTTGAACGAGGGAAGTCACGTATATATTGGCAGTATTTAGAGTCAGGACGTTGGCCTGAGTTACAAAAAGGTTTGTCGTGGTGAGGGTATTGCTCACATACATATTTCCAGAGACAAGAAGGCTTGTACCGGACGGATCGGTCGTCCCTATTCCCACAAATCCTTGAGTTCCGAATATACTTGTCGTATTTAGAGTCGTTGCATTAAGTGTAACGGTCAATACGTTTGAAAAAGAGGCTCCGCCGGCCCCAGTGATACTCCCACCAAAGTAAGAGTACGCTCCCTGAACGTTTAGGCTCAGAGCGACGCTGGTATTTCCAGTGGTCACCACATCCCCAAAGTTGGTAATAACAACCATTGGTCCTACTAACAACTCAGAATTTATTAAAGTAAGGAGACAAGCAGAATTCCCTTGAAATGGGCGTGCCTGTTTCGAGAGCCACTACATTCCCAGAACCCCGGGGGCATAAAATGACCCGGCCGTCGCGAATAAGAGTACCTCCCGAGAAAGACCCCCCTAGAAAGATGTTAGAGTAAGCGCGACTTGCTGGATCAAACATTCCAACATTTGATGACGTCTGGGGAACAAATATGACGTTGCCGTTAGGCAATAGACACCCTCCAGAAAAGGCTCCGGATGGCGTGCCTATACTCACATTTGAAAAAGTGCTAGAATCAGGAGCCCATATACCTATGTTTGAAGATGCCGGGACGCAAATAACCGACCCGTTGGGAGCCAGGACGCCTCCACAAAACTTTAGGGCTTGACCGCCTATAATGTACAAACGCGTCACAAGACCTGTCGCCGCCTGATATTGATAAAGAGACGGACATCTCGCGGGAACAATGATTATATTACCATTTGGTAAAAGTACTGAACCTTGGGCGTCGCCACCATCCCCGCCTATATTAATCAAGGATATCGTCCCTTGGCTCGGATTATACTTACCTATTCTACTATTTCCTACACCAGGAATCATTATAACATTTCCATAAGGGTCTAGAGTCCCACCTACATAGCCACTTGTTGTATTCGGCAGGGCATTCCAGAACTGATTTGATACAGGATTATACATTCCTATGAAATATGAGCTTGAGGGAATGAAAACGACATTTCCAGTCGGAAGCAAGACTCCACCAATAAAGGACCCCGAGGGCTTGTCTCCAGAGGGGGTCACTGCCGTGAATTGTCCAGTCATGGGATTGAAGCGACCTATCGTCCCCCCAGAATTCCATGGTACAAAAAGGACGGTTCCATCGGGCAAGAGGACCGAACCCGAGTACTGAAGAGAGCCTACAGATGCCACGTTAGCCAGGGCGAATGGGGGCCACCATCCGTTCTTGCAGGTCCCAGATATCCAGGCCTGTATCTGGACCGAGTTTCCAGGTGTCGGTGCGAGATGTGGGGACCTGCGTGACAAGTCTTCGACTGTATAAATGAGATTATTGGCTGTCGAGGTTATCCCAGAATTTATGACATCAGGAATGTTCACTATGTTTCCAGTCACAATCTGGGAATAGTTGAGTATACTCGCGTTGATTGTACCAGCAATATTCATAGTCCCTGTCGTCAGGGCATTTCCCGTGAAAGAGTCCGTTGATGTCAGGTTCCCCTGTACTTGAAGGGTTGCTCCGGGCGCCGAGGTCGCAACACAGAAGCTAGAAGTAAAAAGAGAATTTAAATTTAAATTTATTGTATTCATGGATTGTGACGAAACGTTGGCCGTAACTAGGGTGTCACTCAGGGTGATGTTAGTCACGAAGAAACCGGGAGAATACCCAACAGTAAAATACGCACAATTCATGGTTCCCGCAGACACGTTGGGGGTTGATAAAGAGTTGCTTGCGTAAACATTTACGAGACTAGGTAGGGTCGTTAGACTCGTGACCACCAGGCTTGTGAGGTTTAGGGAGGTTCCCACGCCAACAGACTGAGTCGTCAGGGTATTTCCTACTATGTTTTTCAGTATGAAAGGCCCAGAGACGCTCAGATTCTGTACCAGGTTAAGGTTTCCCAAAACACTAGAGTCGCCGTTGTAGAACACGGTCGACATTATTATCTATGTCTATAATAAATGCCGAGCAAAAAGATACTCCCTTTTCTGCTATTCTTTATCGTAGCCAACCCCCGTCTGTTCATGATTACAGGCCGGGTCTTTGGCCCTATGGTTGCGGATGCATCAGGACGTCCAACCCAGACGGGCGTCCTCTTGCATGCACTTGTATATGTGCTTCTGTGTTCGGCATTTTGGAATATGCTGTACTAGAGCCAAGGCTCTAGGCCCTAGGCCCATTCCAACATCTTCAGGGCCTCCTCAAACATCCCCTTGACGTAGGGCGTTCCCTGGTACTCTTTTAGGGTCGCCAGAAGACCCTCGCGAATATCCTTAAAGTTTTGCTCTTGCTCCTGTTCAATTGACCACAGGGCCATCTGGTTCTGCGGGCTCACATTTGACCAGACGCGTTCAGCACGATCCCACAATCCTGTAAAATCACCGTTCCAATTTTTCTCAATCCAGGATGTCATGTATTTGTAGGCGTAGCGGGGTTCTGGACCCCGCTCGAACACATGACAGACTGTCCCGTCTGACTCGTCGATCACTGCAAGCTCACGATCTATCCATGACAAAAACATTAATTTTATTTTGTTTTATTTTTCTGAAGGTGTGGCGCGGTTCAGAGGTCCTCTTGCCATGTTATTGACCCCGCAAAATCCACAGTTGTTGACGAGTCTGTAGAAATCACATTTGCCGTGAAACATATGACATCTCCAGGGTACAAGACCGACTCGTAGGGTTCTAGATCGACAATACTCGTGCCCCCGCCAACTGGTATGGTCCACGTGAAACCCAGATTCCCTCCGCCAATTCCGGTGAGTTGACCCACGTTGCTACTGACTGTAGAGACTCCGTATATGTTGGAGCCGTCCGTTCCTGATTGATTAATACCGCCCGAGTAAGGAGTCCATACGGTCGGGGCGCTGATTGTTGGATTTCTAATCTGCTTGAACATAACGACCCCTGGGCCTGAATAGTAAGGATTCGAGCCCGTGCCGGACCCCGCCCTTCCCCCGCACGAGACGGTCAGACCCCTTAGGTGGATCTGCGACCTGTTTGGAATGACGAGATTTTGTTTTGCTCCGTAATAAGTGGAGTTTTTCAGGGCAAAAATCATAGTTTCGGTGTTCAGGGGAATGGATCCTGGAGGGTTATTGACTAACGCACCGCGCGGTCCCGTGAGCTGGCGCTCGCCCTCTAAGAAATGACCTCCCGAAGCTCCGTAACACGTGAGGGTATTTGATGAGGTACTGGCACTATTTGAATACCACATGAGCTGGAGGGTCGGATTCTGAAAATTGGGGACGGTAGGGACAAGCTGGTTTGTCGGTATAGAATGAACAAGAATGAACCTCCCCGTGGATGGGTTTTCCAGGTACAAAAGGATGTTTGCACAGTACTGGAACTGAATCTGCCACGAATTGAGTGCCTGGGGATTGAGGGTCATTCCGGACTTGGTCGTCCCATCGACTTTGTCAAAATTCCATGATGACTGTGGATAAAAGATGTCATTTTTGTTACGGCGCCACAGAATCCCAAATTGTGAACAACTTGAGACATTTCCGTATCCAAACCCTATAAAGTCTATAGGATAAGTGGTGTTGGCTACGGCAAACCCAAGGCCTGAAACACATATACTCCCGTTTACTTTAGCTGGTTGAGAAAAGAGGGATGTGAGGCGACCTTGGGCTCCCTGGCCGGCCCGGTACTTTACAAACTTTTTGGCATTAAAAAGGGCCGAAGAAGTCCCGCTCGCTCCATTAGAGGTTACATTCAAAAGACCAAGAGATGCTGTGACTGATGCGTTCGAGCCAGTAGTATTGCTCGTGGTGATGGTCGTAGCAATACCGTAAACGAAATCAATCTGCGCCAGTGGTGTCAACTGAGAGACGGCAATCTCGTTAAAGGCTGTGCGTGGGTCGTTGATACAGACGTTTAGAGATTGATTCCCGTTTGTACCAATGACTTCTGTAGTTGGATTTGTTCCCTGGGTCTGACCCTGAATGGTGACGTTGGACAAGGGCAAGTATGTCATCTTATTAATCCATGAGACTAAATAATTGACCAGAGTGAGGCCCCGGTCCACAAGAAAGTCAGCGACGCAAAGTTTTGAGATATTATTACTGAAGAGCTACCATCTATGGTACTTCCGTCAACAGTGATTATGGTTATATTGTTCACTTTAGCCAGACCAGACTCGTCCTTTATTACTACCTGTTTTCCTAAAACAAGAACGTTAAATGGAAGAGTAATTACGACTCCCACGCCATTTACTCCTACGTAATAGTCTGCATCTTGTATAGTGTATGAAGTACTGCGCCCCGTGACGACAGCAGATGGCATAGAACCAGTAACCGTCAGATCCCCCCTGATTATTGCGGATCCATTTACATCCAGGGGTTTTTCTGGAAAATTCTGACCATAAATACCAACACATCCTATATGATCCCCGGTGGCTATAGATATGGCAACAGGCTGATTATCACCATAATTGTCGTTATTTGTGTCATCAAAGCCGTAACCACCATGTAACACGCGCGGCCCACTTCCGTGAGGAGCCATGATGAAGGGTTCTTTGCCAGGATTTAAACCATCTCCTAAAAATCCAAACGCAATCCCGTAGCTATTTCCATAAAGTGGATCTGGAGTGTTTACAAACTCCGTATGAAAATACTTGCTTGTAGAAGCCTGAAGAGCCGAATATTCTTTTCTATTAAGGACTGACATGGCATAAGGTCCGCTCGTGGTCAGTTTAGAATCCGAAACTTGAAGGGTATACACGCTATCAAGGGAAGCCTGGTTTGTCTGGAGACTGAAAGCTCCTGTAGAGATACTACTTCCTGAATATGTTATACTTTGAGTATTACTGACATATGAATATGTTGTTACAGGAACAGTCGAACTAATATAAAGTGTGACGGGTCCCAGACCAGTATTTATTCCCCCGAGCCACGGAGTTACGGGTGCTACATAGGTGTCACCACTTGTACGACTTCGAGTTGCGGAAGTAAATCGCGTGCCTGTCGCGTCTAAGCTCATTCCGAACCCCACCAGGCCCTTTGTCGGAACCGTAACCGAGAATGTAACCGGGTCTTCTATAAAATCTTTTATCAGATAAATAAATCCTGAACCTGATGGCTTCTGGGTATTAAGACCATATACAACGGAATTGTTATTAGCGCTAATTGCACATGAAGATGCTATGTGTCCTTCTGGAAATGGAAAAGAAATAGGCGTCGTGTCTGAATCAATATAAATAGCCAACATATAGAACTGTCCTACGGCAATCGTCCAATCACCATTATACTTTGTAGAAACAGAATATCCAAAAAAATCATAGGGATTTGTTCCATTTATTACCCTCCACGTGGAGCATTCATTGCTTGATATGTAAACGGCACCAGAGTATTCGGAGTCTATACTAACGCCAAGTACAAACGTGTAACCGCCTCCAGACACGGCAACAGAGTCTACCGATTGGTTGGATGTGGGGTTGTTCACGTCCTGGGCCAACCACTCTTCCCCATTAAAAGTATAATAAGAAAATGAAGCAGAATCCCGACTAAACCCGGATCCTCCATCCGAACACCCTACAAGGAGCTTTGTCCCGCTAAAATCCATGGAAACGCACCATCCAAAACCCAGACCCCCATTTAGGACAAATGCTCGGCTGTATCCGCCAACCTTGGCGATATAGATATAAACAGCTTGTTCTATTGGTGAACCTACAGCTATAGTACTTCCATCTGCATTTGCACATACAGACCATCCAAAACCATTAGATCCTAGTATTGCTGAATCCAGACTTGCAATAGGACTAGTAAAATCACTAGTTGAGTACACATTTACGGCGCAGTACGCATATTCATCTACTACCCGTGCCTGGCCCAAAATTAACTTGGAATTATCAGGGGTCAAAAAAGAGGTTGAAGAAAGTTCGGTGAGACCCGTCGCCAATTCTCCCAAACTTTTAGCACCTACATTAGTTTCAAGAATAAAAGAATTTGAAAAAGTTATTGTGTTGGCTGTAATTACATTTGTAGAAGTTATATCTGCAGATCGGATAATGTCTGAATTTGTGTAGACCAGGTCGCTTGTTTCCGATATGATTTTATTCTTAAAGATCCTGCCATAATAGTGTAGGATATACAAGTCGTTATTACTATTCATGGAAATACAAGCAAGGTCAAACGTGTTATCGGCAGGTATTTCATATCCAAAAGAACCATTTGGAAAAAAAACATGAATTTTATTTAAATTTGGATCACATACGTATACATTGAAGAAAGAGTCAACTCCTAGAGAGTTATAGTTCAGACCATATGTGGCTATTGAAACAGCACTAAAACTCGCGACCACAAGCCCCGCCTGATTTAGTTTGTAGATGTTATAATTTCCATCTGTTGAATACAAATTAAGTAAAGAGTCTATTGCGAGAGAGGTTGCTGAAAATCCCACTTCTAGGGGGTAGGGGTCCGTGTCAGATTCACTCAAGTACTTTACTATACGACCTGTCGTGGATTCAGCTATATATATTGCACCGGTTGGGTCCGTGACGATTCCAGTCACGTTCTGAAAAGAATAGCTTGTTAGAGTGCCTACGAATTCAAGCTTAAAAGTGGAATATATAAATATGTATGAAGAATTCCCTTGTAAATCGCCAACATATACATTTGAGCCGACTCCTATAACAGGAGTTGCGAGTGGCACATGAAGGCCTGTCTGATAGAGGAGCGTCCCCGTGTTTATATCCAACTGACTCAGGGTAGGGCCAGATTCAGGAGTTGCCTGAGTTGTTACAAATATGTAATCTTTGGAAACGGCTGATGTCCAATAAAGAGCCGGGTCTATAGTCGGAAGTATCCCCAGGACTTTAGAAACTTGCAAAGAATTTGTAAATATAAATGTGTTTGTAGAAAATCCACCATTTATGGTTGACTGACCGGCCGTAAGTGTACCGCTGACAGTCAGGTCCGCGTTGGCAATTTGCAAACTAGAACCGGTGACAGATGATTGACCAAGAGTTTTCGGAGGGTTCAAGTTTTCTACGTTCTGATTAAGAATTACACCCGGTGTTGATACGCTCGTAAGGTCTATATGGGACGCGCCAGCGAAATGCACAATCTCTGGCATCCTGATACTAGAACTTATTAAAATAAGGAGACAAAAAGAACTCTTGAGTTGTTGGTGTGATTGTTGAGACAATCAGGGCATTACCAGATGATGGCACGAGAATAACCCGACCATCGTTTCCAATAGTCGCACCCGCAAAGGGGCCTGAACCAGGGGGGATAGGAGTAGAGTTGGAGTACGTTAGGGACACGGGGTCGAACATACCTATGTTACTCCTCCCCGTGCTAGGAGCCATTATCACATTACCTGATGGTAGAAGGCAGCCGCCATTAAAAAAACTACCCGTGACGACATTTGAAAATGTAAGAGATGATGGGTTAAATACTCCAACGTTGGAGACGGTTACACCCATCATAATAACGTTACCATCTGGAGCAAGGACCCCCCCTGAAAATCCACTAGCCCTGAATGCATTTGAATAACTAGGAGGGGTTGAAAGAGGATTGAATTGACCGATGTTTGAGTTTGTATTTGAAACAAGGATCACATTCCCGTTTGGCAAGAGGACACCACCCGCAAAGCCTCCATCCGAATTTATTTTTAAAACATTTGAAAAAGTATTTGTTAAAATATTATAGGTTCCTATATTTGAACTTGACTGCGCGGGAATCATGACGACGTTGCCGTTGGGATCAAGGACGCCCCCTAAAAATGCGGGTAAAGGGGCGTTGTGGGACACGGAGTTAGACAGGATCCCGCCTCCCTCATTCACGTAAACAGAAACATTACCAGATTTATAGGGAATAAATACCACCTTACCTTGGGGGGTCAGAACGCCTCCACTGAAGGCCTGGGGTGGGATAAATCCCGGAGGAAAAAACATATCAGAATAACCATCGCGGGTAGGATCAAAAGCTCCTACGTTTGAATAGTTATAAGGAACCATGAGAATTCGGCCATTTGGTATCGCAACGCCACCGAAAAAACTTGCTCCGGATGCAGTAGCGCTATTAAGGTTTGAAACAGCTGGTTGACTTGTCTGGGACCAGAAGGAGTTTCGACCTGTTGCACATTTTGAAGACACCCAATTTTGTATTATTGTTTTATTAACCGGACTGGGCTGTAAATATGGTCCTCTATCTTCTTGATAATTCGTACCTGATGTGGCCCACTGAAGACCATTCCACAGAAAAGTTATAGAACCATAATTGACTCCAAGGGTCATGGAGGTTTGATTTCCGTCGAGCGTATCTGTAGTAAGAATTTTAATAGGGTTTAAAGAAGCTTGACCGGTCTCATCTTTTATAATAAAAGACTTTCCGGAATATACCAAAGAACTAGATGGGAGAGTGATAGTTGTCGGAAGGGCCTGGACGAATATGAAATAGTCTGTTGGCTGGATCTGATAAGTAGTGGTCAGGACTTTAACAACCGCTGCCGGCGCCGAAGGAGGAGGAACGGCCCCTCCGGTTCTGATGAAGTAGGCCGCCATCTACTACTAAAACTTATTAAAAAAAGGACTTAGGCAGAAATCCTCTGGTGGCCTTGCTATAGTGGATAAAATTCCGATATTTGAAGATCGTGGAGTAAACATGACACGGCCATCCTGCAAGATGTTTGCACCAGCGAACGAACCGCCGGCAAACTGGACATTTGAGTATGTAAGAGTCACAGGATCTACCACTCCTATATTTGCAGAGTTGTTGGGAGCCAATATGACCTTTCCTAAAGGGTTCAGACATCCCCCGCTGAAAGAGTTTAGACCTGTATTCGTGATGATATTTGAGAATGTGAGAGCCGTCGGGTTAAAGACACCCACATTAGCAGCTCCTGATGACATAGGAACCATTATGACGTTTCCATTAGGGGCCAAGACTCCTCCAGAAAACTTGGCCGTTCCAGAAGCTCCTACTGTGAAAGAGTTTGAGACAGTTCCCAAGACGGGATTAAATTGACAAATGTTTGCATTTGTATTTGCAACTAGGACCACGTTACCGTTCGTCAATAAGACGCCTCCGGAAAAGGTTCCGTCGGCAAAGATCCTCACGACATTTGAATACAGATTGCTTTCAGCGTTATAAGTACCTATATTTGATGTGGTGCTTGCTGGAATCATTACCACATTACCCAAGGGATCCAGAACGCCTCCGGAAAATGCGGGTGTCGGCACATTGTGTTTAAATGAGTTGACTATCGACTGAGACTCGTCAACATAGGCCTGAATGTTAGGGGATGTGTAGGGTACGAAAACGACTCGTCCGGAAGGGGCCAGGACGCCTCCCTGGAAGATGTTTGAAGTTCCTTGCGGTCCCGCGTTTAGCTCGGAGTATAGCCCCGTCACTGGATTGAACTGTCCTACGGTGAGAGTCGACCCTCCAGGGACGAGAATCATCTTTCCGTTTGGCAAAAGAACAGAACCAAAATAGTTTCTGTTTAGAGTTCCCACGTTTGAATATACGGGAATCTGAGAAGCGGGCCTGGCCCAATAAGCCTGTGATCTTGGAGCGGTCACTGAAGATATCCAAGTCTGAATAAAGTAAGAATTGGCAGTAGAAGGGGTCATATACGGCTCGCGGTTCGGAAAGTATTCTGAAAAGTTTGCACTTGCTATAATCCAGCCTATACCTGTCCAAACCAAATATATAGAACCCCAATTGATGGCAACAAGGACCGTCCCGCTGGTGTATGTTTGGCCTCCGAGGGTGTCCCCTCCCTGAGTGGCTACGCTTATGCTATATGCAGGATTGGTGCTTGCCTGGCCTGATTCATCTGCAATTATAAGAATTTTTCCGACTGAGCACCCCCCGCCAACTGGCAGAGTCACCGTGACTCCCGGACCGTTCACACCCACGTAACTATCGTTGGTGCTGGCTCCATAAGAAGCCGTCACGTGCTGAAAATTTCCGGCTATGGGCAAGTTTACAGGCGGTCCCGAGGAGCGTGAAAAAACAGCCTGCATAGCTACTACTATACTCCTATAGAATTCCATCCGAAAGGAACCGAGGCTGCGTTGGTCCAAGCGTTAAACGTCGTATTCGTGATTGATGCAACATATATGTTACCCGTAATTCCGTATGATGTCACGAAAACACATGGATTAGAAGTGTAAGACAGGGGAAAGGTGATCTGACATGTAAAAGAGCCGGCTCCTGTGGCCGTGGCAAGGACATTGTTCGTTCCACACTGCCAATTTACACTTCCGCCAATGACCGCCCTGTTGGTTGTTCCTGGGGTTGCCCAGCCTTGTGAATTAACCGGACCGCCCTGACGATACGTCAAGGGTGGGCACGTTCCATAATTAGAGGAGACTGTGTTACCGATTGATGTAATTTGTCCTCCGACACTTAGCGCCGTTCCTGGATTGGTATTAGACACACCTACCCAGGAATTGGAACCTATAACTGTATTGGAAAATACGGCCAAGTTAGACCCTAGCACGCCACTACCAACTATAATATTAGATGCTGAAGCTACGGAAACCACGTTAAGCGATGCAACATTTACGGGAGCAGATGAAGTCAGAAAACTCGTGACGTTTAGGGTACTGACGTTGCCCTGTGAAAAATTTATAAAAGGTACGGTCAGAGTATCATAGTAAAAGGTTGTATTTAGAGCATTTGATGTAAAGGCCCCGGAGACGCTTAGGTTGCTTGCTACGTTTAGGGTTCCTATATTTGCCCCATTAGCAAAGACGTTGCCTACAACATGAAGGTTAGCTGTTGGATTTGTTGTTCCTATCCCTATGCTATTGCTTGTGAGGCTCTGATAAACGTTGGCTGCAGCCGCAACCCCTATACTTGATAGAAAAATGAACTGTCCAGGATTTCCAGATGGCGCAGGTCCCGTAGGTCCCGTAGGTCCCGTAGCACCCGTAGGTCCGGTCGCACCTGTAGGTCCCGTGGCGCCCGTAGGCCCCGTGGCGCCCGTAGGCCCCGTGGCGCCCGTAGGTCCCGTAGCACCCGTAGGTCCCGTAGCACCCGTAGGCCCCGTGGCTCCGGTAGGTCCTGTGGCGCCCGTAGGTCCCGTGGCGCCCGTCGGTCCTGTAGCGCCCGTAGGCCCCGTGGCGCCCGTCGGTCCTGTAGCGCCCGTAGGCCCCGTGGCTCCGGTAGGTCCTGTTGCGCCCGTAGGTCCTGTGGCTCCGGTAGGTCCCGTGGCGCCCGTCGGTCCTGTAGAACCACTTCCCGGAACTACCCAAGTAACTCCCGTCCCGGATGCGTTTACTGCTAGGACGTATGATGGTGTGGATGCCGAGCCAGGGATTGTAATATTTGACGTGTAAATGCTCGTCGAGTTAGAAACAGAAATGTTTGCCTGCGAGGCGCTTATGTAAGGAATCACGAGTGTATCATAATAAAAGGTTGTATTTATGGCGTTTGAAGTAAAAGCTCCAGAGACACTTAGGTTGCTTGCTATGTTCGCATTTTTGGCAGTAACAGTTTCACTTATGTAAACATTACCTGTAACCATGAGGTTTGCGGTCGGCACGGACGAAGAGCCAATCCCTACATAGTTGGCGTAATAGATTGTGTTACCAGCCGCAGATGTCCACTGTGTAGCAGATCCGGGACCGGGAGTCCAAGAAAGTCCAGTTGCCGTGGTCGTGAGGACGTATCCGGGTGTGGGTGACGCTCCGGGTAGATTGATGTTCGAGACTGTAAGGTTTGAGACATTTGCGAAGGTGGTATTTATGTAGGGTATTGTGAAGGTGTCATAATAAAAGGTTGTGTTTAGGGAATTGGAA